CCCAACAATACTACGGGTCACCTTACTATGGTTGGTTAATTATGCAAGCAAATCCATCATTTGGTGGTCAAGAATGGAACATACCAGATGGTGCAATAATAAGAATACCTTACCCATTAATGCAATCACTAGAGGACTATAAAACAAAATTAGACCAATACTTCCTCTATTATGGCAGATAAATTAAATTCAGGAGACATTTTAACAAACCCAGTCGGTAACAACCTAGTTGTTGTGGACCCCAATAAAGTAGTTGGGTCAAATGGACAAGCTGTAGATAGATTAGTAAATGCAGAGGATTTAGTTATGTATGCTAACTTATCAGCCAGAATTTACCCAAGAAGTAAAATTATAGCTGGTGCATCTGCAGGGGACGAAATAAAAGTAGAATTATTTGATGGTGAATTAAATTTTTTAAAACCAGGCGGTAAAAAATTTCTTGATTCTGATTGGACTGAAGGTTTTACAGACCCAGATTTCGCTAAAAATAAAAAAAGAGGTAGTGATGGTGTACAACCATCTAAATTTTTTGATAACAGTAAAGATTTTGGTGGGTTTGGGATAACATCTATAAGTGTTAAAGTTAATTCTTCATATATACCACAAGTTACTATAAATTTTACTGATGTTAGGGGTAAAACACTTTTTGAACAAGCAAGAACAAATACACCTTACACAGCTTTTTTTCATCTACCCTACCCAACCTTCTTTTTAACACTTAAAGGATACTACGGTAAAGCTGTACAATACCAACTAACTCTAGAAAAGTTTACATCAAGATTTGACCCAGGAACCGGTGATTATTTAGTTACCTGTGATTTTAAAGGTAATCATATCGCTTTATTACGAGATATTAATATGCATCAGTGTGTTACAGCACCTTACATGTACCCAACTAGAGTAGAAGGTGAAAACATAACATCTACAAAAGGTAGAGAAGTTATGCATACCGTCTATGGTATATACAAAAGAAGTAATTTAATACCACAAGATATGCCCGAATATACAATAGTGGAGTTAATAGATAAGATTAAATCTTTGGATAGAGACTTAGGAAAATTGTATGGACAAAAAAATTTAACAATAACAACAGATAAGTTAAAATATGAAGAAACATTAGATAAATTAAAGGAACAATTTAAAACTGATTGGGTAAATGAGTATTTAGAAATTAGTTTAGGTGAAGATGTAGAAATAATAATTAGTGAGGTTGACGGGCAAGGAAACGCTGTAAGTAAAAAAGTATGGACTACCGCCTACCCACTTAAAGCTATTGGTAATATTAATGAAGAAGTTAAACAAGGTAATGGTAACAGGAGTGAATTATTAACTAAGGCCGAAGAGGACGCAGCAGTAGCATTATCATTACTTTGTGTACCACCTATTTTGCAATTAGACGAAAATAATAGTTTTGGTTTTTTCGGTGACTATAAAGTAAATAATTACCTAATGCCAAATACAAATACGGATTTAAAAGAACTTTATGAAGAAATGAAAGTTAATGGTCCTAAAGGTATTAGGGTGGAAAATACAGAAAAATTAAAACCAACAACTGATAGTGATGGTAATCAAACACCTGATTTAGAACCCTGGTTTATAATTAATATAGCTGAACAATCATTTTACGGTAAGTGGAATTTACAAAAAAAAGATTTTGATAAAAAAGCAAAAGAAATGTCAGAAGTTGTTTCTGCTGAATTAAATGAAAGACTACAAAATTATTTAGGATTTAAACCAACAATAAGAAATGTATTTGCTGTTATAGTAGCAGGAGCTGATACTTTTTTAAGACTTTTAGATGACGCACACACAAAAGCTATGAAGGTAAGAAATAATCCAAACAGATTAAATGTAGCAAATACTTCTAATGATACGCCAAAAAACAATACAGCGGCTAATGAAATATGTTATCCTTGGCCACAATATTATGTTGTTGAAGAAGAAGGTGAGTGTGGTATTACATCGGCTGTTTTAAAATATCCAGGAGCAAAAGATGTTGTAGATGTAACACAAGGTAATAATAAAATATATTGGCCTGAAGTAGAGTTTGTAGAAGAATATGTAAAAAGTACAACATATCGTATTAGTGACTATAAGTTTGCTACCGTAAATAGTGCAATATCAAAAGAATACACACCTATAAATGTTAGAGACTGGCCATCTACAACAACACCATACCAAACCAAAGACAACGTACAATTTTTATTTGAAATACTAGATAGAGCACAAGCTGCCGTAACATTTGGTAGTGTCATGACAAGATACCAAAAAATATCATCACAAAGTATAATCGGTGAAACCTTAAATGAATTAGCAAAATATGAAGCACAAAACATAAACAAACAAATAGAACAAAATCAACAACTACAAGAATTTATAGGTAATTTAAATAGTTTCGAAGATATAGAAACAAAACTAAAATCAACATCACCATATAATTTTAGTATTTACGAAAATTTTGGTATTATAACACCATTTAACCAACAAACCTTTAAAATTGAAACAATACCTAATAATCCTTTTGAGATAATATCAAAAAACTTTCCTTTAAATAGTGAAGCTTTAAATATCTCCAAAATAACAGGATTTTTTGATGTAGCACCAATTATTTATGATAATCCATCTATAGGGTTAAGTTGGGTTACCAATAATTTTGCTGGTGGTAAATTATTAGGTGGTCCTGGTGAATTTTATAAAATAGGAACTAGTTTATATTATGATGTAAATCGTACTGGTGTCTTAAAAGATGGTGATGACGTTAGTTACTTAACTACTAGTTTGATTGGTAGTAAAAGTTTTGTTGATAGTAATTGGAGAACATCTACACCAGTAGGTCCAGTTAGTGAAAAAAGTGTAGTTAACGAATATTATACAGAAAAATTAGTGGATATAAGAAAATTATCTTATACGGAAGGAGACATACAAAACTCCCTAACCCCAATAAACTTAGTAAACCCACCTACATCATTCAATCAAGACATAGACCAAACAATTAAAAGATTAACATCTATGTTAAATACACCTTATTTTATAAATGCTTTATTAGATGGTGTAACAAATGATAAAGCTGGTAACGCAAATCCATATACTTTAGGTGCTTATTTATTTTTAAATTCACTACCGTTAATAAATTTTAGGGACAGGGTAAGTTCTAAATCAACTTCGTTGGAAACGATAGTTGATGATAATATGGGTGATTATGTAGCACTTATGTTTAACCAAATGCCTGCACTACATAAGGTCCCAGTTTCTTTACTGTTAAAAATAGGCTCTATATGGTGGAGATATAAAAGTACAGTAAAAACAAACGTGGACCCAATAACAAGTATTTGGAACAATATAGGTATCAATCCAGCTACAGTTTATGACCCCGTTAATAATTCATTAAATACACAATTTACTTTTACCGGTTCAACAGACGGTGTGTCCTATCAGTATATAACAGAAGACACAACTAACAATAGTGTTAGTGTTGGGGTATATCCAGGTTTAATAGAGGCAATTCAATACATAGCAACAAATAATGTTTCGAGTTATACACCACCACCAGCGGGACAACCATTAAATCTTATATTTAACCCGTTAGTTTTTCCTAATGTAGATTTAAATTTAACAATTGAAAACGAAACAAATCTATCATTCACAAGTAATGGTACAAAAGTAAATTATTATAATGTTTATCTAGATTCAAAGAGTATTAACGATGAAAGTTTAGGTGTTAAATTTGGTAATCAGATAAAACCTGAGAGGTATTTTATTTTATACCCTTCTTGTGGTGGAATAAATTGGACTGAAGCACCAGCCTTTGAAGACGAAGGTTCATTGAACCCAAGTACTCCAGGTAACAACGTAAACTCATTACATAATGGAGCCGCAAGACTACTATGGCACTCATCACCTAAAGGATACTTCCAACATAAATCAGCATACCAACCCTTAAGTAATAGATATTTTAAAGAAACAAATCCCAACACTAATATACAGTCTACACCATGGTCTTTAATTGAGAATCCTAATTATTCTACTATAGAAGAATTAAGAGGTGTGTTTAACAAATATCAACTAGACGAGTTTGAAAAAATGTTTTTAGCTTACGCTAGTTTAGATAATCCACTTAATAAGGGTGGCACATTTAAACAATTTATAAAAGAAATTACTGTAATAGAAGATTATAATTTAAGTCCATTAACTTTATTGGTTGATTCTATAAATGCTAAAGAACTATTAATAGGTCAAGAAAAAAAGTTTACTCAAAAAGTAAAAGAATTATTATATACTGATATTAATTACGCTCATAACTCAACTACCAATCTAGATATGATTGTTAATGGGTCTACTGTTATGCAAAATTTAATGGGTTTACACAATGATAATCCAGACTATGATTTTGGAAATTATCTAGAATCAAGTATAACAATACCAACATCACCAGGTGGGGCTTTTCCACCTCTAACACCAGAACATATAGATATGCGAATTAATGTGGGAGAACACTACCTAAGTAACAATGCTTTTGACATACTAGTACCAACAGACACAAGTAATCCATTTTATAACTTCTTTGTTACAGCGAGACCCGATGGTAATGGAATTACTTTTAATAGTAGTAATATAGAAGCATTTGCACCTATAATTAGAATGTATGGTACACATTGTGTAACCCAAGGTAATATACCAGCTCATGAATATTTTAAACTTCTAGTTGATGAATTAGCTGTTTTAAATAATAAAGAAGAAAATTATGTTAATGTTATACTAAAAGAGACTAAGAAAAAAATTAAAAAAGAACAAAATCTAAATAAGTTAAAAGAACCAACTGATAGACCAGATGTTGAGGCAGATGATTTAAAATTAGAACTTTATAGTGGTTTTAAAACTTTAAATGATAGGTGGGTTTCAGGAATTAATTTAACAGCTACTGGTGGTACACTTTTTGAAAGGTTTTTATTTTTAGATAGAGCCAATAGAGATATAGGTAATGAAGCGATTGTTAATATATGGGATATTCTAGGTTTAGATTCACCATTTGCAGACGCAAGTTCTAAAACACTAACCCAAAGTATAGCTAGTTATCTGAGTATTATTTTAGCCAACAATTATTTTAATTTTATACCATTACCATCATACATAAACTTCTTTAATGTGGAAGGTGATAATTCACAATTACAAGGTAATGCTATGTTTGGTACATTTACAACGGTTGATTATCTAGACTCTAGACCAGCTTTTCTTTGTCAGTATGTTGGTAAAACATCCAGCCAACTAGACGTTAAAACATCAAATAATGGATATAGTACAGATACTTTTAATGTTAATAACACAGCTAATAATCCATTACTAGCTGAAGAATGTGGGGATAGAAATTTATCAAATAAAGTAATGGGATTCAACGTAGATTTTGGAATACCAAACCAAAATATATTTGAATCAGTAACTCTTGACCAGTCACAATATCAAAACACTGCTGAGAGTTATAAAATTTTACAGGAAATGGCAAATTCAGGTGGGGGTGGAGCCACAACTATGGCGTCACTATCACTATTTAATGTTTATGCTAGTAGGTCATACACAGCAAAAATTACCTGTATGGGTAATGTAACAATCCAACCAACACAATATTTTCAGTTAAGATATTTACCTATGTTTAATGGTCCTTACCTAATTGTTAATGTAGAACATGATATAAGGCCAAATACAATAGAAACTAGTTTTGAAGGTGTTAGAGTACCAATACCTAAATTACCAAGAATTGATGACCTAGTCCAAAGAGTTAATGAAAGTTTATATAAAGAAGCGGAAGCAAATCTAAGAGAAACTAAACAACCAAATTATTATTATGACGACTTAACAGCTACACCACAACAAATGAAACTAACACCAAATCAAAATGGGTATATAGATAGTGGTTCAACTTACGTTTCTTTATCTGAAGATAATATATTCTGGGGTGATGCTATAAATCCAACTTTAGTGGATATATCAGAGGACAATCCATTAGAACCACATCTAGGTGTAGACTTAACTCCAAAAATAGAATTTACTGAATTAGCTACAAGTGAAACCGGTATAGATGTGTACCCAATAATGGATGGTTTGGTAACAGATGTTATAGACGGTTGTATAATTGGAAATAATAATGAAAATTGTGCTAGAGGTAATTTTATTGAAATAACAAAAACATTAATAGAAAATCCTGTTGTTGATGAAACAGCTTACTATAAAGTTACGTATTCTTATCTAAGAGAGGGTGTTTTAGTAGCATCAAATAATGGAGCAGAATCGGTAATAAATAAAAATGCTATAGGTAGTTTTGATGGTAATATTATGAATGGAAAAAAATTGGGTAAATTAGGTAACACTGGAAAATCTAAAGGACAACATTTACATTTAGAAATTAGGAGAGGTGTTGGCCAAGAAGATGGAAGTGTTGTAGAACATATTTTAAACCCTAAACACTTCTTATTTAGTTATCGTCCACCAGAACCAACATAATTTATAGTTTAAGTTGACTATTATTAAGTTTAATGATATTTATATAAAAAAAGAATTATGATTTCAGAGAGTTTAAGACAAAAACTAGGTAATTTTTTAGGTAAAAAAACAGATAATATTGTAGAAAATGGTGCAAACGAACAAGGACAACAAGTTTGTGATTTAGATACTGGTATTTGTTATACTATTAGGAGTAGAGATGGTTTAATAGAAAGAGTTGAAAATAGCATAAGAGTAAATCGTAAAGTACAGGTAGAGTCTCCATCTGGAGAAGTAAAACAATTATTAAATGGCTAAAGAATTAGAAAAAAAATTATTAGAAGAATTAAGTAGGTTTAAAGAGATTAACCACAATACTCAAAATCTTGATGAACAAATGGTTGGTGGTGTCTCTAGTTTAGGTATGGGAAGTCACATAGACAGACTATCCAAAAGATTCAACATGGATGAACAAGAGGTTGAAGATGGAGTACCTACTGAAGAAGAACCTGTGGATGAACCTGAAGATACTGGATTAGAAGATACTACTGTTGACAATGAAATTGAAGGTGTTGATAGTGGTGAAGAAAGTTTAGATGTTGGTATTGAAGATACTTCTGGGGGTGACACAAAAGAACTAGATGTTACAGACCTAGTTACAAAACAAGAAGAAGCAAACACAGAATTATCAGACCAAAAAGACATACTATCTAAAAATAGTGAAAGTCTAGATGATTTAATGAATAAATTATCAGATTTAGAAAATTATCTGACTTCTATGGATGACATGGTTCAAAAAATAGGCAATTTAGAAAATAAAATAGAAGAGTATCGCCCACGTACACCAGAAGAAAAATTAGGTTTAAGAAAACATGATAGTGGACCTTACAGTCAAAACTTAAGTGACTTTTTTACAGACAAAGAAGAAGTTTTTGATAAAACAGGTAAAAAACAATATATTTTAACAAAAGATGAAGTCGAAGATTTTAGTCAAGACGACATCAAAAAAAGCTTTTCAAACCCAGAAGAGGAAGAAGAATAAAATTTAGTTATTCTTTGTTTGACAAACCCATTTAACTTTATTACATTTAACTAAATATTGATTAATTAATTATTAAAAAAAAAATTTATGAGTAATAGTTTAGATGCAGTTTTAGCTCAATACGAGAAAAACAAACAAAGTGGTGGTTCCACAAAACCACAAATGACCTCTGAAGAAAGAATGAAACAATACCTTTCTATCATGTTACCAAAAGGAACAAAATCAGGAGAAAAAAGAATCAGAATAGTACCAACAACAGACGGTTCTTCACCGTTTAAAGAGGTATATTTTCATAATGTACAAGTCCAAGGAAGATGGCAAAAATTGTATGACCCAGGAAAAGATGAAACTGGAAAACCATCCGGTGAAAGAAGTCCATTAAATGAAGTTGAAGAGGCTTTAAGATTAGCGGGGGATGCACAATCAAAAGAATTAGCACGTTCTTATCGTTCACAAAAATTCTACATTGTAAAAGTTGTGGATAGAGATAATGAAGAAGATGGCGTTAAGTTTTGGAGATTTAAACATAATTGGAAAGGTGACGGACCAATCGATAAAATTATTCCAATCTGGAGAAATAAAGGTGATGTAACAGATATTAATGAAGGAAGAGACCTTATCCTAATTCTACAAGCAGTACCATTACCAGGGGGTAGAGGTGAGTATACAACAGTATCTTCTGTTATGTATGAAGACCCAGGTAAACTATCAGAAGATGATTCTAAAGTAAAAGAATGGACTGGTGATGAAAGAACTTGGAAAGATGTTTATTCACAAAAACCAGTTGAGTATTTAGAAGCTATTTCTAAAGGTTTGGACCCAGTTTGGGATTCAGAATTAAAGAAGTATGTTTATGATGACCCTAATAGTAATAAAAATGTAACTAATACAACTACTATGGGGACAACTGACCCACAAGCCAATGACCCACAAGACGAAGACTTACCATTTTAATTAGTGTATTATGGCATTGAAAAAAAGAACATTTTCAGACTTAAAAAATAAATTTTCAAAGAAAGCTAACTTTAAACCAGAAAGATTTTTTGATTTAGGGAAAGCTTTCCTTGATGCCACAGGTTTACCAGGACCAGCGATGGGTCATTTACAAATGTTTTTAGGTCACTCAGATACTGGTAAAACAACAGCTTTGATAAAGACAGCAGTTGATGCACAAAAAAAAGGTATTCTACCTGTTTTAATAATTACCGAACAAAAATGGGGTTTTGAACATGCAAAAATTTTAGGATTTGATTGTGAGGAAGTTGTTGATAAAACTACAGGTGAAATAGACTGGGACGGATTCTTCTTGTTTAATAATGACTTTCAGTATATAGAAGAAATTACAGATTATATTAATAGTTTACTTGATGCTCAAGATAAAGGTGAATTAGAGTATGATTTATTATTTTTATGGGATTCTGTTGGGTCCGTACCTTGTAAAATGACTTTTGAAGGTAAAGGTGGTAAAATGCATAATGCAGCCACACTAGCTGATAAAATAGGTATGGGTTTAAACCAAAGAATCGGTAAATCAAGAAGACAAGATTCAAAACACACAAATACCTTAGTTGTTGTCAACCAACCTTGGGTTGAATTACCAGATAACCCATTTGGACAACCTAAAATTAAAGCTAAGGGTGGTGAATCACTATGGTTAAACTCAACTCTAGTGTTTAGATTTGGAAACCAAAAAAATGGTGGTACTACAAATATTACAGCGGTTAAAGAAAAACGAAAAGTAAAATTTGCTACAAGAACAAAAATAACTATAATGAAAAACCATGTTAATGGTTTGGGTTATGAGGATGGTAAAATACTTATAACACCACATGGATTTATAGCTGGAAGAGAAGCCAGTGAAGAAAAAAAATCAATAGAAAAATATAAACAAGAAAATGCTACCTTCTGGTCTAACCAATTAGGTGTTGGTGGTGATTTCGACCTAAAAATAGAAAAAGAAAATGACTAAATTAAAATCAGGAGATAAAGTAAAAGTACACTATGTCGGTACATTAAAAGACGGTTCAGAATTTGACAACTCAAGAGAAAGAAAACAAACATTAGAATTTGCAATAGACGATGGTAAATTATTAAAAGGATTTAATGACGCTGTTAAAGATTTAGATGTGGGTAAAAAAACTAAAGTTAAATTAGAGGCTAAAGAAGCTTACGGTGAATATATTACAGAAGCTGTTATAACAGTTAAAAAGAATGAATTTCCACCAGAAATGAACTTTGAAATGAATGGATTTGTACAAGGGCAAGACAACCAAGGTAGACCAGTACAAGGACAAATTGTTAAAATTGAAGAGGAAAGTGTAAATTTAGATATGAATCATCCATTAGCTGGTGAAGATTTAAATTTTGAAATTGAGTTAGTAGAAGTAGTAGAGTAAAAAATTGTTTAACCCTTTTAATTAAATGTCTTGGTAAGAACATTATTAGTTGACGGAAATTCATTATTAAATACAGGTTTTCATGGTATTAAAAATATGTATCATGGTGAGGAACACATAGGTGGGCTTTACCATTTTTTAAATACACTAAGAAAATTAATAGATGACTATGTTATTAGTAAAGTAGTTGTTTTTTGGGATGGAGAAAATAACACCAAACCAAGACTGGAAATATATCCTGAATATAAATTAAATAGAAGATTAAAGTCTAGAAAAAATGAAGATTTAGAATCTTACGCAAAACAAAAATTAAGGGTACAAGAATATTTAGAAGAATTATACGTTAGACAAGCCACATTTAAATGGTGTGAAGCTGACGATTGTATGGCTTATTATTGTGAAAAATCTAAAGAAGAAAACATAATAATATTAACTTCTGATAGGGACTTACTACAACTAATATCTAAGAAGGTTTCTCTACATATTATTTCATTAAATAAATTATTTAAACACGGTGAAAAAGTACCATTAAACGGTGTTTATATACCTTCAGAGAATGTTAGAGTAGTAAAAACAATTTGTGGTGATTCTTCTGATAATATATATGGTATAAAAATGGTTGGTGTAAAATCCTTAGTTAAAATAAAACCAGAAATATTAGAAGAAAAAGTTACACTAGAAGAAGTCATAGAAACACTTAAATCTAAAGAAAAATTAAATGTTAAGGAAAAAAATATACTTAACGGGGTAACACAAAAAGACCCAAAAATTCTAAATGAAAAAAATACACCAAATAATGTTTTAAAAACTAATTATGATATTATAGGTGTTGGTGAAAAATTCCTAACCAAAAAAGCAATAAATGGAATAACAGACCTATCTCAAGAAGCGATGGACCCAGAAGGAAGAGAATGGAAAAACGCTTTAAACTTGATGATGTCAGATGGATTACTTAATATTTTACCGAAAACAAATGATGCTTGGGTAGATTTTGTAAGACCATTTTTAAGATTAACAAGAATAGAAAAAGATTTTTATAAAAGTAAAAAAAATTAAAAACATGAAACAAAAAAATGATAATACACAAAAGTGTGAATTCGTACTAACTTTAGGTAAAAATATTGTATGCCAAAGATTCTTTTCAGTAAGAAACTTTAATAATAAGGCTAGTAATTCTCTAGACCTACATTATACTATGACAGATATTGTAAATACTATAAAAGAACAATTAAAACAAAAAACTTTATTTTTATTAGATAGTAATTTTAGAGAAAATCCAAATCAAAATAACCCAGATGATGAAAATTTTACGATAACAATAAAAAAAGGAAATAAGTCTATATATGAAAGAATCCTATCTGCCGATGTCTATCCCCCAAAAGTTAGGTATACCGTAGATATTAGACCACAAATTTCTTACATTTTAAGAGAATTAACTGACACTTTGTCAACAAGAAAAGTTATTACTAACTACCAAGATTATTCACTCATTGTGGGTGAATAAAGTATTTATTATTAAATAAAATTACACATGAGTGAAACAACAAATTTTGGGTATCTAGGATATACCTTCCAATTAAAATTATTAAATCTAATTATTACTGATAATACTTTTTTTCAGTCAATAATTGATGCAATCACTCCAAAATATTTTGACAACCAATATTTCAGATTAATTATGCAATTAATTAAAGAATATTATGAAAAATACCAAACAGCACCATCTTTTGATGCTATAGACCAACTAACAAGAATAGAAATATCTTCAGAAATGGCTAGAAAAAATATCTTTGATATGATAAAAGATATTAAAGATGCCTCATTTGAAGACCATCTATTTATTAAAGAAAAGTCTATAAAATTCTGTAAACAACAAGAATTGAAAAAAGCCATTAGAAAAGTAGAAAGTATAATGGAAAAAGGTGAATTTGAAAATTATGATAAATGTGAAGAATATATTAGGGACGCAATTAAAATAGGTGAAGCAGATGTGGGTAGTTTTGAAATTTTTACAGAATTAGAAAAATTACTAGAAGATGATTATAGACATCCATTACCTACCGGAGTGGATGGTTTAGATAATATTTTAAATGGTGGGTTAGCTAAAGGAGAAATAGGTGTAGTACTAGCACCTACAGGTGTAGGTAAAACCACAATGTTAACTAGATTTGCTAACACAGCATTTAATATGGGGTACAATGTTTTACAAATATTTTTTGAAGACAATCCAAAAATAATTCAAAGAAAACATTTTACTTGTTGGACGGGAATACCAAACGACAAGTTAACTGAACATAAAGAAACTGTACTAGATAAAGCAGATGAAATGAAAAAAACTGGAGGTAAATTAATATTAAAAAAATTACCATCAGATGAAATGACAATGTTACAAATTAAAAACCAAGTAAGAAAAATTATTTCTGAAGGTACAAAAATAGACATTGTTCTTATAGATTATATAGATTGTATATTACCAGACCGTTCATTTAATGATGAATGGAAGGGAGAAGGTTCTGTCATGAGAAAATTCGAAGGTATGTGTCACGAGTTAAATATTGCTGGTTGGACAGCAACACAAGGTAACAGGAGTTCAATATCATCAGATGTTGTAACCACTGACCAAATGGGAGGCTCAATTAAAAAAGCACAAGTTGGACACGTAATAATATCTGTAGCTAAAACTTTACAACAAAAAGAAATGGGATTAGCTACCATAGCAATCGTTAAATCCCGATTAGGAAAAGACGGTATTATATTTGAAAATTGTAAATTTGATAATGGTACCTTAGAAATCGATACTGAAACAACACAAACATTCTTAGGCTTTGAACAAGAAAAAGTTGACAGAAATCGTGAGAGAGTGGCTCGAGCTCTACAAAGAAGAGAACAAATAATAAATAAAAATAATTAATAAAAAAGAAAAATATGGAAGTATCAAATAAGATTCTGTCGGATATTACTGTCTACATGAAGTACGCAAAATATATACCGGAACTAAATAGGAGAGAAACGTGGGATGAATTAGTTACGCGAAATAAAAACATGCATATTAAAAAATATCCACACCTAAAAGAAGAGATAGAACAAAAATACAAGTTCGTATACGATAAAAAAGTTTTACCATCAATGAGAAGTATGCAATTCGGCGGTAAACCAATTGAAATAAGCCCAAACAGAATTTATAATTGTGCTTATGTACCTATCGACCACATCGACGCTTTCAGTGAAACAATGTTTCTTTTATTAGGTGGTACAGGTGTGGGGTACTCAGTACAAAAACATCATGTAAAAAAATTACCAGTAATCCAACAACCCTACCCAAAAAGAAAGAAAAGATTTTTAATTGGTGATTCAATTGAAGGATGGGCAGATGCAATTAAAGTTTTAATGAAAACTTATATGAATGGTGGTGGAAGTAGAGTAGAATTTGATTATTCAGATATAAGACCAAAAGGAGCTAGATTAATAACATCAGGTGGTAAAGCACCAGGACCTCAACCACTAAAAGAATGTTTGGTTAAGATAGAAGGTCTATTAAATCAAAAAGAAAATGGAGAACAACTTACAACTATTGAAGTACACGATATTATTTGTCATATTGCAGATGCGGTATTGGCGGGTGGAATACGTAGAGCAGCTCTTATTAGTTTGTTTAGTGCTGATGACGATGCTATGATTGGATGCAAATCTGGTAATTGGTGGGAATTAAACCCACAAAGAGGTAGAGCAAATAATTCAGCGTGTTTAATGAGACATAAAATAACTAAAGAATTTTTCATGGATTTATGGAAAAGAGTTGAATTATCAGGAGCAGGTGAACCAGGTATTTATCTAAATAATGACAAAGACTGGGGAACCAATCCTTGCTGTGAAATTGCACTAAGACCTAATCAATTCTGTAATCTTTGCGAAGTAAATGTTTCAAATATAGAATCACAAGAAGATTTGAACGAAAGAGTTAAAGCAGCTGCATTTATTGGGACACTACAAGCAGGATATACCTCATTCCACTATCTAAGAGAAATATGGCAAGAAACTACTGAAAAAGATGCTTTGATTGGTGTAAGTATGACAGGTATTGGTTCTGGTAAAGTATTAAATTATGATATGAAAAAAGCTGCAAGTTTAGTCAAAAGAGAAAATACTAGAGTATCTAAATTGATAGATATTAATCCATCAGCAAGATGTACAACAGTAAAGCCAGCAGGAACAACTTCCTTAACACTAGGAACTTCATCTGGTATTCATGCATGGCATAATGATTATTATATTAGAAGAGTTAGAGTGGGTAAAAACGAAGCTATTTATACATATTTAAATTTAAATCACCCAGAATTAGTTGAAGATGAATATTTTAGACCACACGACACTGCAGTAATTAGTATACCACAAAAAGCTCCTGAAGGTTCTATACTAAGAACTGAGTCCGCTTTTGATTTATTAGAAAGAGTTAAAAAGGTTGCTACTGAATGGGTTAGAGCGGGTCATAGAAATGGTTCTAATTCCCATAATGTATCAGCAACTATTTCATTAAAACAAGAAGATTGGGAACCAGCCGGTGAATGGATGTGGGAAAATAGAAAACACTATAATGGTTTATCAGTATTACCTTATGATGGTGGTACGTACACCCAAGCTCCTTTTGAAGATATTACAGAGGAAAAATATAATCAAATGATGGAGTCACTTAAGGATGTTGACTTAAGTAGAGTTGTTGAGTTAGATGATAATACAAACTTAACTGGGGAATTAGCTTGTGCTGGTGGTACTTGTGAAATAGATGTTGATTTAAAATCTATGGAAAAAGAATTAGATGAAGCATAAAGTTAGTAAAGAAATCTTATACCATTTTAAATGTGGTAAGTGTAATAAATGGTGGTCAGTTTCTGACTACCATTTATTGTCTCTAAACAATACTAAAGATTTAAATACTAATAAAAAAATAACGTGTCCTCACTGTGAACACAAAGAAAATATAATAGATATAAAAGATGAATAGAAAAGACGATTGGATAGCAGAACTACATTATAGAGAATTTCTGAAACCTAAACTACAAGGTAAAGACTTTTATTGGCAAAATGGAATGATGGTAATGACAGAAGAGTACCATAAAAAACGTGGTAGTTGTTGTGGTAATGGATGTAAGCATTGTCCATATTGGCCACCTCATCAAAAAACAAACACACAATTAAAATAATCTTTGAAGTATTTATTATAAAAAAAGAATGCCCAATCAAAGATACGGTATAACGTTTCCATTTACAGAAAGTAGTGAAGGATTTTTTCTTGGACTTAATAAAACACCAGACAGTGAAGTTAGGTCTAACTTAATTCATTTAATACTTACATTAAAAGGTACGCGTTATTTTTTACCTGATTTTGGCACTAATTTAATGAGGTATATTTTTGAACCTATGGATGCAGCAACTAAAACTTCTATAGACACTGAAATAAGAGAAGCGGTAGATAAGTTTATACCTAATTTAACAATTACAAAAGTGGAAGTAATGACAGCTGAGGATGTTAGGCAACAAGAAAAGGAAGAAATAAATACACCAGATGTAGAAGATAATAGTTTTACTTTTGTTGGTGCGACAGAAAGAGAATATTCTATAAGAGTTAGAATAGACTTTACAGCTGGAGATAATGTATTTCAAACTAAAGATTTTGTAATAATTAATTTATAATATGGCAGAAAAACAAATAGCTTATACGGAAAGAGATTTCTTAGGGATAAGAAATGAATTATTAAGGTTAACTAATACTTACTACCCAGATTTAATTCAAAATGCTAATGACGCATCTATATACTCAGTTTTTTTAGACTTAAATGCCGCAGTCGCGGATAACCTAAACTTTCAAATAGACAGAACCTTCCAAGAAACAGTACTTCAGTTCGCACAAGAAAGAAGTTCACTATATAATTTAGCAAGAACATATGGTTTAAAAGTGCCGGGTAATAGACCTTCAGTTACAGTAGGTGATTTATCAATTATTGTACCGGCTTTAGGTGATAAAGAAGATTTTAAATATTTGGGGCTATTAAGAGCTGGTTCACAATTTAATGGTGGTGGTCAAATATTTGAATTAGTTGATGATTGTGATTTTTCTTCTCCTTATAGTCTGGAAGGTATACCCAATCGTACAAAAATACCTAATTTTGATTCTAACGGTATTTTAATTAATTATACAATAACTAAAAGAGAGGTTTTAGTTAATGGTACCACTAAAGTATTTAAAAAAGAAATTTTAGATACTGACAGTAAACCATTTTTTAAATTATTTTTACCAGAAAAAAATGTGATATCAGTCACTTCAATAATACAAAAAGACGGTGTGGGATATCAATCCCTACCAAACCCATCAGAGTTCATTTCACCCCTATCAAATAAATGGCGTGAAGTAGAAGCCTTAGCTCAAAATGAAGTTTTTGTTGAAGACCCATCTACACCACCTGATAGTGTGGGTATGAAAGTTGGTAAATACGTCACAACCCCACAACGATTTGTTACCGAATACACACCAGAAGGTTTTTTCTTTTTAACATTTGGTGGTGGTAACCAAACGTCACAAGATTTATTAGATGAATTTAGTTCAAAAGGAGTCCAACTAGATATGTCTCGATTTATGAATAACATAGCTTTAGGTAATACGGTTAAAGGTAACACTACACTTTTTATACAATATAGGGTTGGTGGTGGTAAAGCTTCAAATATAGGTGCTGGGGCAGTTAAAAATGTGGGTACAATAGATTTTGTAGTTGCTGGACCTAGCCAACAGATAAACCAAACCGTTATTAATAGTTTGGCTGTAAATAACGTAACATCCGCTATAGGTGGTGCAGACCCTATGAGTCAAGAAGAAATAAGAAATTATATATCTTTTAATTTTGCAGCTCAACAAAGAGCAGTTACAATAAACGATTATGTTTCACAATTAAGAACTATGCCTTCATCATTTGGTGCACCAGCAAAGGTGAGTGCTATGGAAATAGAAAATAAAGTTAAATTAAATGTGTTGTCGTACACACCAGAAGGAACCTTAACATCTAACGTAAGTTCAACACTTAAAAATAATATAGCTACATACCTATCAAACCATAGAATGTTAAATGATTATATAATAGTAGGTTCCGCAAAAGTAATAGATTTAAGTTTTGAAATTGATTTAATTTTAAATAATGATGTAAATCAAGGTGAAGTAGTAACAGATGTAATTACTATTGTGGGGGATTATTTTGGTGTTAACAAAATAGAGATGGGGCAGGATTTATCTTTAGGTGAATTAAGAAAACAAATAATGAATGAACCAGGTGTTATAAACATAGTTGATATTAGAGTATATAATAAAGTTGGTGACCCATACTCACAATCCGTTAGTACACAACCATATTCTAATGGAACCACCAAACAAATAGGATTAATAGATGATACTATTTTTGCACAACCTGATGAAATATTACAAATTAGATTCCCAGAAAGGGACATAGCTGTTAGAACTAAGAGAAACACCAAACCAACTTTCTCCTAAACTTTACTATATTGACCTATAACTTACTTTTAATTTTAATGGTGGAACTATTTATTTTATAAACACCATAAACCTTTTTTGGGTTAATATATAATGTAAAAGATGTCTAAATCTATTAGAGTAAGAACACAAGTTGGAAAAGACCAAAAAGTAAGTTTTGAGTTAAACCAAGATTTTGACTTATTAGAAATTTTAAGTTTATCTCTCTCACAAAATGAAGTTTACACTAGGATGTGTGCTGATTTTGGTGTTGTAGTAGGTAGGGTTATTTCTAACGGTGGTTACGGAATACCAAATGCTAAAGTTTCAATATTCATACCGATAGATACTGAAGACGAAAAAAATCCAGTAATAAGACAATTATATCCCTTTAGACAACCTTTTGATACTGATAGTTCAGGAAAAAGATACAATCTATTATCTAAAGACCCAAACTTTGATTGTCATATTCCAGTTGGTACATTTCCAACCATAAACGAAGTTTTAGAAAAACAAGAAATAGAATACGTTTATGATAAATATTATAAATTTACAGCAAGAAGTAATGAATCAGGTGATTTTATGCTGTATGGGGTACCAGTAGGTGACCAAACTCTAGTAATGGATGTGGATTTAAGTGATATTGGATGTTTTTCTATGTTACCTGAAGATTTTAAACAATTAGGATTTCCAGACTCTGATTTTGATGGTACGAGATTTAGAGATGACGCTGCGATAGATTCTTTACCACAAATTATAGGTCAACAAAAATCTATAGACGTAAGGCCATTTTGGGGTGATGAAGAATTTTGTAACGCATCAATAACTAGAGTAGATTTTGATTTAGCTAACTCAGGTGTTAAAATACAACCAACAGCTGTCTTTATGGGTAGTACTGCTACAGATACAGACAAAGATTCGGTAAATAAAAGGTGTAGACCTAAAAAACATATGGGAGAACTGTGCAGTTTAGCCACTCAACCAGGTATAATAGATTGTGTTAGATATAGTCCCTTTTTTAAAGAAGACGTAACAGCTTTTCCTCCTTGGCCTTATGATGGTTCTGGTACAGGTGGGGGTCAAGTACCGGTATTAGAAAGATTTTATTTTGAAAATGGTGGAAGGGTTATAGACGAAACGGGTTCTTTCTTAGTTCACATGCCTATGAATTTAGACCATGTCATAACGGATGAGTTTGGTAATTTAGTTAAATCTAACGACCCATCCTTAGGTGTGGCTACAAGAACTAGGTGTAGATTTAGAGTTAGACCAGAACAATCTGCTGGTACAGCTAGACAAAGAAGACGTGGGTCACATCTAGTACCACAAATTAGGGAATTTGGACCACATACAGATATTAATGGGGATTGGCCTGAAATAGGTGAAAATTTAGTTGATGGTGCAGGTAATAATAAAAGATATGACCCGTATTGTTTTTCTATTGAATATAGTGACTACCACCCATGGGCTCAGGCAAATTTAATACCAGGAGCGAAAGATGTATTCTATGATATGACATTTAATAGGGTATACACATACTCTCAATTTCATGACCATGTAAAACATAATGGTAGAAGACAATTTATAGGTATAAAAGAAATATTACCAGAACAAGACCAACAATGTTCTACCAGTGCAATGTTTTTTCCAATTAATAGTGCGGTTAGAAGAGCAAAAGCTATTATATTTTTAAACCAATTCATCTTATTTTTTACTTACGCTATATATCTAGCATTAACCTCAATAATAGGTATTATAGCAACTGTTTTTGGTATTGTAATGGTTGTAGTCGCTGTTGTAATGTCAGTAGTTTGTACTATTTACAACTTAATTAATGCTTGGAGTTGGTTAGCTAGTATGTTAAACTTTCCACCAGCACCAACCATCTGTTCCCAACTAAGTTGGTCTAGTTCCTGTCAACCAGCATGTACTGTTTTCGGAATACCATCAGGATTTATTTTATTCACATTAAGACAAAAAAAATATCCTGAATGTGAAGATTGTATGTGTAGAACAAACGCAAACGCAGACATGGCTGTGTTACAATCTGGTTATGGTTGGAGTAATGATGATTGTGGGGTGTCTACTAATGCTTTTGGTGTTGAAAGAGATGTAGTTTGTTGTCCTGATTCATATGGGTACAATTCGACAACTTCTAGCCCACCACCAAACGCGTTAGGTGGTTCTACAGACGCTGATAATGATTTAGCTGCTGGTGGAGGTTGTTATGTTAAACCAATTTGTATGAATGTAGCTTGTGCTGGATTTAATACTAATACAGTAGTAATAAGAGAGTGGTATAGAAGAGAAAGGGTATTTTCCGCGTTATGTAATGGTATAATGAATTATTTTTGGGAAAACGCTTGGGTAAACGGATTTTTATACCAATTCCAATTTAGAGCTAAATTATCTTATGACGCGGCTAATGACACTTATGATACTTCAGGTACGAGATATTGTAAAAAAGTAGTTTATTTACACCCTAACGACCATACTTTTTACTATAGATGTTCTCCATTTAGATGGAATACATCTACTACGGGTAGTTTTATAGGTGATACAGATGGTGTTAGAGGAGGTAACAATAGTTCTAATAATCATTCGGAAGGTGATATGGATAGACACTTATATTTCCCAACTACCATAGTTGATATGGGTTCAAGAAATCAATGCATTCAACAAATATGTTTAGACGAAGAATTTGCTCAAGAATGTTCAGTAACCGACCAAATAGGCAGTACAACGTTTCAAGATATAACAGATTTAGTTTCTGATGCTTATAATCTTAAAGCTTCTGAACCTAATATGAATTTAGGTGATTTGTTTGCTAGACCAGAAGATGAAATAGGGGGTGATATGGCACAAGCTTTAATGCAAAATTGTATGTTAGGTGTATTTGGTTATGAAACTAATACCACAACCACTAATTGTGATTGTACTGTTCCACCAGGAGCACCACCTCCAGGAGGACAAATCATAGAAGATATAGAATACCCAACACCAAACAGTTACGCTAATAGTGGTACTTATGTTGATTATGCTGTTAATGTAAATCCAGCATACGATATACAGTGGAGACCACATTTATTTACAGCATCCACACCAACAATTATGACTGGAGCAGATTTAATAGATTGTTTAGCTTATGATTTATCTGGTAGTTCACAAGTAATACCTTTTTATACTTGGAGAGTTGATGGTTCTGGTGGTTTTGGTAACGAAAACAATGATTGGCAGTTTACTACAGGACCATACCAATCACAAGGAGATGATTGGACAGTTCCATCAGGTAATCCACCAACTATAAATTCTGGTGACTATCAAGCTAATGTAGGTTTACTAAATAGTTTTCCACAACCAGGTACTCCAGGAGACGCGTATCCACCAATGACACAAAATACAGGTCCATCTATGTTATTTTCTCAACCATTATTTTATTATTTTGGTTTAAGACCAGGAGAAACAGCTTATAATAAATTCATTAGATTATATGTTGATGAAGAACTAGCAGATAGTGTAATATAATGAGTAATAAAAAAAATATAAGAATTGTTAGGGGTGAATCTAGATTTGCGGGAGCTCAAAATAAAGATATTAGTTTACAACCTTTTTTAACAGCAGAACAACGTGCTATGATAGAGGGTGATAGAAATTTAGTTCTTAACCTAAGAGACCAATTTGATTTTGAAAGAGAATACTCCACAACATATAGACCTTATGGTAAAATAGATATATTATATAGTAATCAGATAACTGGGGTAACTAACGATAGTAGAGTTTTGGAATACATGTATTTTACACCGGATTATATCGGTTGTCCAGACCCCGCGATTGCAAGTCCAGGTTTAGGTTATTGGACAGGACCACCATGTGTTGGTTTACCACCATCAGATTTATTTACTTTTATGCCACCATATAGATATGGGATAACAACAGCTTCACAATTTAGTAGTTTAGATTCCTACCAAGATAATTGGGTAGCTTACATATCTTATATTTCAGGTTGTGATACAGGACAAACTATGTCATTTAGTATGGGTGATGGTACAGATGGTATTAATTTTAATAGTGGGGATGGTATACCAGCTCGTATACAAGTAGTAACGACAGATGGAAAAGAAACTATAAGAATAACAACAGCATCTCCTCACGGAATATCTTCAGGTGAATTTGTAGAATTACAAAGTAGTGTGTCTATTAATAGTTTTGGTGGAGCAAACCTAGTACCAACCGTACCAATTACTTCCGATATAAATAATGTATCAAATACAGTTAATCAAAACATATTCAAGGTAGATTTTCTAGGTAATGAATTTGCAAATTCAGAAAGTTATGTCCTAAACATATACACTAAAGGTATAGACCCAGCAGCCGTACCAACAAATTCCTTTTGTGTTATAAAACGTATAATAAATTTAGATAATATTAATGAGACACGTTCTACTTATTGTACCCATATTCATAAATTGATAACTAATTCATCCGATTATACATTAGATAGAACTGGATTTGAAAATGGAATATATAATAAAAAAGGTAGAGTTTATAAATCTAGAAGAACTCCTGATGGTTACGGTGATAAAACAGCAATTATAGAAGATTTTAAATCTTTTTTATGGAATATAAATCTTGATATAGACGTGGAAGAATTTTCTGATAACCTTAATAGACCTTTGACAGAATTATATCTAACAATTTTTCAAACAAATAGAAACTTAATGTGGCATTATGAGGCTCCCGCTAACTCACCAACTGGATATGGGTGGGAGTGGAACTTTAGACATAATGGATTCATAGACCCATTTGTCGATAATAATACAAACCCCACAAACCTATTTCAAAATAATACTAATGGTTTAGACCCACTACCTTTAAGTGGTACTACCTATAGAGGTGCTTTTGTTGAATACAATGCCTTTGAGTTAAAAGAAAGAGTAATTTCAGAAATCAAACACTCTTTAAAATTTAATAGAGATGCTATGTATGAATTTGCGGGATACCCCAATACCTCTATACCTAGTCAATATGTAAAATCAATATATAACTATCAACCACACCATAGAATACCAATACGTAAATTATCCACAACTATAAGTTATGAAGATAGTCTATTTACAACACCCCCATACGCTACTTATTCTTTATCAGAAGGTACCTTTAGGTGGAGACCTATCTTGCCTATAGATTTTTTTGAAGATGGGGATAATGGTGTTAGTTATCCGTTTTTAAATGACGCACATTACCCTTATTTAAATACAGAATTTAAAATAGAACCTGTAATGTTTGGTTATAGCTCTAGTAGCATAAATGTAGTTTCAGAATTTGTAGATGTCTGTGAATAGAATACAAATAAAAGCTTCTTCGGAAGATAAGAAAGTAGTTGTACCTTTAGGTCAAATATTTGATGAAGTTGGTAGAGAACAACTTTTAGAAATGTATGATGAAATTGAATTACAAAGTAATATAAATTTTATACAAGATTATGAAACTACTAGATATACACCTAACTACCCACCCAACTTTGAAATATATTACGAGTTTGAATTTTGGGATAGTTTAAATACTACTTATGTCAATGATTTTAATATATTAGGTTATACTAATGGAGAGCTGGCTAGAAATTCACAATCATTTACTAAAAGTTTTTTTAAATTTGATTTTTTCGATGTACCAGTAAGAGAAGAACAAAAACTACTCTTCTCAACAATAATGCCTACTAATAACTGTAGAAAACAAACAGTACCCGTAATTTTAGCTGAAGACCCTGAAGAGTATTGGAGACAAAAAAGTCAAGGTATAAATCTACCATTGTATGATGTATATACACCAGCTTTTTCTGCCGCTTCAGCACCAGAAGGTGCAAATGAAAATTATTATTTACAATGGTTAAAAGATAGAGACTTATTTACAGCTAACACATTTTACATGACATGTAAATTTTTTAATGCTAGAACTGGTACTGTAATGAGAATGTTAAATCAAGAACCGACACCAATACAAGGACAATACAGTTTTGAAGATTTTTTCTACTACCAAGTAATTTTAAATATAGAAACATACAATACAACACCTAAATATAATTATACTATACACCCATATAATTCAGTAGCTGGAGCTACGGGAATTGTATTGTCACCATTAGGTGAGACGGTCAATGGACCAATAAAATTTTATGAATACGTAACAACATAGGATGGATATACAAAAGTTTACAATAAGAAGAAGTACCCCAGATACTGGAAGTACTTGGACAATGCCATGTACTGGAGGAACAAATTTTTATCCAATAAACCTTAGTACAAATTGTTCTGGGATAACCATGTACAACTCAACAGGTTCTCAAATAATGAATGCTATAGATAGTAGTGTTATGTCTAGTTTTCCAACCGAATTAAAAGATTGTTCACCGACTAATCCGTGTGTAATTCTATGGGACCAACCGTTAAGTCCAAACCCAACTAATTGCTTCAACCCAGATGGATATAGTTATGTTCAGTTTAAAGGTTTAGTACTTACTTCAGGTTCAACTTTTTATACTGGTAGTTATAATGATTTAATTACAATATATGACGTTACTAATACAAATATAAATCAGTCATTAAACTCACAAGGTATTAATGCGTTTTGGGGTGAAAGTGTAGAAATATGTAGTTGTTTAGACCCCTTAGATAGTATTTTATATAAACTTCCAGTAACTTTAACACAAGATTATAACGATATAGGACATTATAGTATTTGGGACGGAAGAATAGACCAACAACAAGTATTTTCTAATTTTAATTTTACAGCTAATACAACAGGTAATGGGATGAAAATACAGGTGTATAACACAACAGATTTTGGTTCGTATAAAGAATTTCAAAAATCATCATATAGAATTGATTGGGGAGAATGTGACTGTTCCGTTCCCTTCAATGCAAACGGCTATCCATGTTGTGAAGATTTACAATATCCTTCTCTAACTAGTGAATACGAATATGTGAATCCTTCACAGTACAGTATTAGTATAACACATAATGGTCCATGGGGACCAACTTCAGTTAGTCAAATAATAACAGTACCTAATCTAACGTATACACAAATATTATCTCAACCCTTCTCTACAGCCCCACCTACTGGTGCGGGTATGGGTGGTCCTTTATCACCTAGTACACCAGGAGGTAATCCATATCAAGTAAATGTAAGTGGACCTAACCCAACACCTTCTGTGTTTCCACCACCATTATTTACATCAACCGCGTATCACGGTACTTATGGGACCATAGGAACACCTAATTACTATCCATTGGATTCCGGTACTAATATAAACGAATATAGTGGTACTAATATAACTCCATGTTTTGAAGTTACTGGTATAACAGAAAGTACAGTAGGTATATTTGCAAGTTATAGTAATGCACCATCTACTTTAGCACCAGGATTTTTACCTGATGGTTTTGAATTATTTACTATAGTACCAGTTGGTGGTGATGTTGTTGACCCACTAACAAATACTATAACAGCAGGTATGGTTGGAAACATATTTGCGGCAAATGTACAATATACGGGATACACGATATCTTCAGCTAATGGACAAACACCAATAGATTTTTACGATTTTAGAAATGGAATAACTATTTTCGTAGCTACTAGTTGTGGTTTAAATTCTTTAGCTTTTGGTGGTGAAGATTGTTTTGAGTGCCCTGAAGAAACTTGTGAATTTTGTTTAACAAAAGATGAATATATTGACAGAGTTACTTTAACTGTAGAAACTATAACAGCTAATGCACCTGCTAATCCACCTAATTGGTCACCATTTGTAGATTATGTTAAAGGAGATATAGTTTATGATGTTACACCACAATCTTGTTGTTGTTATATAGCAGTAACAGATATAGTACAAACAAGTAATGTGGGCGGTAATAGTCCATTTGCTGGAATACTACCACATCAGTTATACCAAGGAGTTTATCTTAACCCTACTGGGGGTACAGATGTACATGTTTGGGAAGCCTGTACACCAGACTGTGTAACTTGTCCTACAGGTAGTGCACTACCATGTGCTGACCCATATAGTCCATTCAACGCTTATTCACCTATGGGTGGTATTGGTGTAGCGGGACAATGGGATAACACCCAAACATTTAATACAGGAGAGTTTATATATGGTCCAGATGGAAATTGTTATAGAGCTTTAACTAATGTACCAGCAGGTATAGTACCTACAGCAACTACTAACGTATCTTATTGGGATTATGTAGGTTGTGTAAGTTGGGTATGTCCACCAGATTTGAACAATCCAGGTCCTTATGTTTGTGAATTAATTTCAGGAAGTACACCTAATAGTTTTACTTTTTACGCTGGTCCTGGTGGTTGTTTAACAGAATATAATAATGGTAATTGTCCAGTCGATGATAGATGGCATTGCCCAAACCAATATAATTGTGACCAACCAGGGTGTATTCAAATAGATTATACACACCCAGCTTACTCAGCAGCCACATATCCTTTTTCAGTTACATTCTCTTCAATGACAGATTGTGAAGATTGGTGTAATCCAATAGCTTGGTCATGTACAACACCAACATCAACACCTTGTTGTTCTGAAGTATCATGTGCAGCTTTACCGGATGCGGACTATTACGATATAATGACAAATTATATTCTAGCTAACCCACAAATAACAGCTAATAATAATCAGTTATTTTTAGACCCATTTTATACTTTAAATGATTGTGAAAACGGTGTTCCAGGCCAAGGAATATCAGCGTGTTGTGATTTTACAGCTTGGGAATATTTTTGTGACCAAGGTTGTGTACAAATAGTTGGGGGTACTTACGCTACTTCTGGTGATTGTGCTAGTGACCCAAATAATAATAATGGGATACCTGGTCCTTGTGCTTGGCTTTGTTACGACCCATGGGTACAACCTTGTAGTGGTGGTACTGGTTTTCCTGGTAGTAGTACATGTATACCTTGTTTTACACCAGGTTGTGGTCCTTATACTACATCAGCACAGTGTTGTACTTATTGTGTACCACCATTAACTAGCTGTTGGGTTTGTTTAAGTGGTGATGCCACACCCTGCCAACAATTATCACCTTGCCCTACACCATTACCAGCTTGGGAAGCAACTTGGGCTATTAACCCAGCAAACGTACCTTTAAGTGGGTTCGGTGCAAACCCAAATCCTATAGACCCAGGTTTATTAGCTTTATACCCAAATGGAAGTTATGCCACCGCACAACTTTGTGACGACAATTGTCCCACAGATGGTGGGCATGACTGTCTTGTTAATTTAACAGATGGTAGTAGCTACGGTAACTGTCAAAATTATTCAAATCCAGCAACATTACCTAGTGGTTGGGGTTGGTCACCTGGAGGTCCCTATGATTCTTTTTCAGCTTGTTGTATGGCAACAGGTTGTTGTGATATAGAATGTGATGAAGATTCACAAATATTTAATCCAGCAAGTGGTCAGTATGACCCATCTTGGCCATACTGGCCTTGTGTATATATTTCGGTTGTGGGTGCTAATCCACCTTGTAGCCCTCTTGGACCTATATATTGTAACTTTACACAATGTACTACAGATAACCCTACTGGGTGTGTACCTGATGAAGTAACTTGTGAATGTGCTTGTGACCCATTTACTGGAGGTATTGGTGTAGACCAAGGAGAATGGGATAGTGTATATAATGCTTATGAGTTATATGATTATGTATCCTGGCAATTAGGGTCACCTGATGTGTGTTGCTATTATTGTGATACACCAATATATAGTAACCCTTATCCAGGAGGATTCTATGATTGTAATTATTTTATACCGGGAGGTCCAGATGCACCAAATGGAACCCCTAATACGTGGATAAGTTGTGGTAGTACACCAAGTGGAGCTACTGCAGGTATAGGTTTTGGTTGTGACCCATGTCAACAAGTATCTGGTGATACATATAGTTGTGACTTTTTTAATGGTTGTACCCTTAATGTTGTACCTTGTAATTATGTTTTCGGTCAAGAGGCCGCGAACAATTGTTATACAGCAAGTACATGTATGGACCATTGTAAAGCGGGTTGTTTCTGTGATGATAATGGTACACCTGCTGACCCAACTGATGACTTTACAGATTGTGTTATGTTACAAGATGTTATAAATGGGGTGACAACTAACACATCAAGTTGGTATGGGTTTATAAGTGTATTTCAGTGTCAACAAGGTATATTAGCACCACCACCAAATAATTTAGATTGTTGTTCTGGAGCAACTAGTAAATTTCATTGTGATGATACAGAATGGTGTAGTTCTTTATCACCTTGTGTAGCACCTGATGGTTGTGGGTGTATAGAAGTTTTTCCAGGGGACCCACTATATCCATCTGCTGCTTACACTACTTTAGCAGACTGTCAAGAAAACTGTAAATGGGCATGTGACGCATCATCAACAGGAGGACAATGTCAGTTTGTGGGTAGTAACCCATTAGGTTTATTCCCAGAACATACGTCAGCTTTTGATTGTTGGGCAAATACAAATAATTGTAATTGTACAGCACCATCAGTTTACTTTTGTGATACTAATCCGGGACAGTCAGCTACAACAACAAATTGTTTTCCAGAAACAACAATTCAAGGGTGGATTACAACACCACCTTTCCCAGGTTGGACACAAAATCAAGTTTTCGGTCAACAAGGTAATGCTACACCGTATCCAGCGGGAGCTACAGGATTTGCTAGTCTAAGTGACTGTCAAGCTGCTTGTAGATTTTGTTGTGATACAACTGTTAGTTGTTTATGTGACTTAAATCCATATAATTTTAGTTGTGCGATATCAATAGGAGATTGTATAAGTTTACAAGCTCAATACCCTTGTTGTCCACAATCAACAGAATATTGTTGTCACGCAACGGATGGTTGTATAAGTTTTGTTGGTACCATGCCATCAGATTGTGTACATGGACCTTTTTCAAACCCAGCAGATTGTCAAGATGAGTGTAACTTTGTATGTGGAGAATGTAAACCAGATTTAGGTGCGATAGCTCAACCAGACCCATGTCATTGTAGTCTTATAACTATACCATTTTTGACCGCAAATCCGCCTTATTTAGGTTGTACGGCTTACAATACTATGTCGGCTTGTACCACAAACTCTTATCCATTAGGTGGTGTAGGTTCAGACAATACAACTTGTTGTCCATGTAACGATTGTTTAACCGCGGGTAATGTTACTTTCCCTGTAATTGATGCAAGTGGTAATTGGTCACTAAGTTCCGTTAACATCCCAACTCCAATTGTAGGTAGTACTATTAGTGCACCTACTTGGACACCTGGTGTTATGTATAATATAGCGGATGTGGTAACACATTGTGATTCAGCAAACACTTGTTGTTGTTATGTTATGGTATACGACCAATATGACCCAGCTTTACATAGTGGTATGAACCCATCACAGTGGTATAACGAATATTCAAATTTCTTAGCAGCTAATGTACCAAACACGTTTCCTGGTGGACAAACAAATGGTGGGTACCCAATGTGGGTACCATGTGACACTTCTTGCCCTACCACAGCAGCAACAACTATGTTTGAATGTATAGAAGGTGGTAATTTAACAAATTCTTGTGTCACGGCCGGAAATTATTTTTTAACTAATGCTGATGCTATTAGTGTAGGTACAACGCTACCTATGGCCAGCATGAGTTTTTATATGATGTGGATAGCAGCAAATCCAGCATACCACAATGTACCATTTACAGGGATTAAAGTTGAAGGGAACGGTGTTGTTGGAATATGTATCACACCAAACGGACCTGGTACCTCATGGAGGTCCGTAGGATTGGCACTTGGGGGGTGTCCTAATGATGCAGCAGTAGATGCAGCAATTGGAGGGGGTATAATTACAACTTCTTACGCTGATTGGGTTGCACAATCAACAGCTGTAGGTGTACCAGGAGTAAGTTTAGGTAATTCACACCAACAAAACTCTACAGCTTGGCAGACTCATTGTGGTGCGTCTAACACAGAAGGTGGACAAAATTGGGGTGGAACTATGGGTGGTTACAACTACTGTTGTCCAGAATACTGTAATTGTACAATAGCTCCTTGTTATTGCCAACCTTGTGTTACTGGACCTAATTGTATTTATAACGATTTATTTACTTGTAATATTGCGGCAAACGCTAATCCTTGTTGTCAACCCCCAACAACTGGTTATTATGTTTGTAACACAGGAAATCCAGACCCAGGTACAGGAATTTGTCCATGTATTTGGGATGCAAATGCTACTGTTGGGTATAATACTTTAGCTTCGTGTACCGCAGATACTACTACATGTTGTTATATACCAGAGACTTGGTCATGTAAGGGTGATAATACAGTATCATCAGCTTGGACAGGTTGGAATATTGGTGTCGGTTCTAATCTTCCATATGTTAATCAACCAAATGGACTTGGTCTAACCCAAAGTTATTCAAACGCATTTACCGTAAACCCTTCCGACGCTTCATTATTACTTCCTCTAGGATATAGTAACGCTCAAGTTAATGCTATTGTAAATGCAGGTTTTTATTCTAATGCTGGTACAGCTTTACAAGTATTATTATTAAAACATAGAGCAGCAGGATATAATGTTAATAATAGCACTAGTATACCAGGTACAAATTGGCCAGCATATCAGACTGATTGGGTAAATTTTGTAGGTGGTACACAAGTTGACCCTTACGGAGCTAATCCTGGATTGGCGTTGACACCAGGCTGTTTTGAAGAAACAAATTTAAATGGTCCTGGTAATACATATCGTCTTAAAAAAAGTAAAATAGAATTTAGTCATCCAGATATGATGTCTTTCACGACACCTAGTTACTACCATTTTATGTGGAATATCGCTCAAGGATGTGTTACACCACCAACATGGAACGACCTCTATAATCCAGCTCAAGGTGCGGCAGGAAACCCTGCATATTCACCTGATGGTTTTTTAATTAATTTATTAACGGTAAGTTCAAAAATAGCTAATGACCCTAATACTCCTTGTAACAACGCTCCGGGTTGTAGTAGTAATTCTAATCTGTGTATAGATGTAACCTCTAGTAATATATGTAGACCCCCTTGTCAGTGCGCACCAGACCCTTCAGGTATATACCCTAGTCTTTTAGATTGTCAACAAGCTTTTAATTGTTGTGAGGACCCAACAATACCAGATACTTTTGATTGTGTTAATTGTCCGGGTCCATGTAATTGTGTAGACCCAGGAAATGGAATGGGACAATATACGGGTCCAACAGCTCTTCAAGACTGTCTTGCAGACTGTGTAGACCCACTTTTAGGTTGTGATGATTGTGATGTTACTTTAGGTAGTTTGTTAACTGGTCCTGTAAATTATTTGGGTCCTTGGAGTCCTGCAGCATTATACAATATAAATGATTGTGTTTTTGACCCTACTGATGGTGATTGTTGTTATTGTTGTGTACCAGCTGGACCAAGTCCAGCAGGAGCAAATCCATACGCACCTGAAAGTTTACAAAGTTTATTATTCTCGGTGAGTGCACCAGCACGATGTAAAGATGGACAACCAGAACCAAGTAGTATAGTTGGACAGAATATTGGTGGTGGTATGTGGTTACCTTGTAATGTTGATGCTAATAACGACCCGTGTGTACCTAGTGTGAGTACTGAGTGTGAAGACTGTAATATAACATTAAATGGTTATGTACCACCAACTCCAGTAACCTTTCCACACCAATCAATTAATCCAGCATATACTAGTGTGCCGTTCCAAGTAGGTGAATGTATATATAATGTAGACCCGACTAACATTAACGAAAATTGTTGTTGGTGTTGTGCTTGTGAATTAGGGTGGGATTCAGTATTAAATAAATGTAAAGACCCCGCTCAACCTGTTGCTCCAGGTGGAACAACTCTACAACCAGCTAATTTATCTGGTTCTATGCCACCACCTTGTCAAATTGTAGGTATGGACCCTGGTACTGGTGACCCTAATAGTGGACAATTTATAGTTAATAATGGTACTTATCATAGTATGTGGTTACCTTGTGGTGTCAATAGTCTTAATACACCTTGTGGTGGTGCAAACAGTTCTTCCTCATCCTCTATACAACCGACATCATCTATTGACCCTTTTATTCAAGGACCTAATTAAATAGTATTAATTTAGAATAATATGGAATGTGGGAAATACAAAAAATATGAAATAGGATATATCAAAGTAGATAAAAAAATTTATATGCCTACAGTAGAAAGATTGGATAAATGGGTTGATATAGTGTCTAAAAAAAAGTGGTATAATAATTTTGAATTTTATATTACGGGTTCTTTTACAAGTCACATAATGAAAATAAGACCTTTTTGGCCTACTTGGGATGTAGATATGATTGTAACACAAGAAGAAGGCAAAGAATTAGAGTACGATTTAATTAAAAAAGTTTTACTAGAATCTATGGAAGTTGCTTTAATAGATTGTGATTTTTGGATGGACATCAGTTTCCAAAGGAAAAAAGATATATGGGGGTTAAAACCAGGTCAATCACTAAATAAAGCGGATACCCATATAGTAAAAGCTATTAAATATAGTGATAAAGGCAACGTAGAGTTGGTTAAAGATTTATGGGAAATACATAGAAAGTTTCCCTTAAAAAAACATATAGCAAAAAATAATTTTGGTTTTAAGTATGGCAAACCAATTTCAATAAAAGAATATAAAGAAAAATATTATAAACAAAATGTGTCAGTATAAATTATTACTGGGATATTTATAATAAAATAATAGATGGGATTTAAAAAAATTTTTAGAAATGGTTGTATACCACCTTTAACAAAAGAAGAGGTTTTAATGAATGTTTGTGAAAGACCAGAAACTAGGTCCAATATATTTATTGAAAGAGGTAAAATAACCGTCTTTGAAAGACCCCAAAGACTAGGACAAACACCAAATTTAGGTGAATTAGAGTTACATGGATATGGGTTTTATAAAATAAATAAACAACCTTAAAAGATGGCATTAGGAGCATACGGAATAAAAAGACCAGCTGACGTACTTCCAGATGATGTACAAATTATTGTACACTATACCCCTAGTAGGGATGCTACTTCTAATTTTGTGGTCTCGCAATTACCAGCTACCACCCTACTTACACCTCACTATCACCAAAACAATACTGGTGGACAAAATGGTGTTGAAATTTTAGGTGGTTTATATGATTTACAATTACCATCTAATGTTTTTGCCGCAAAAGGTATCTATACAATCTATATAAGACCAGTAGAAATAAGAACCACTATAATAGATTGTGGTATATTGGCATCACTGCCAAACGTAAAAGGACTGGTATTTGATTTAAATAATGTACCAGCAGCATATAGAAGTAGATTTAAACCACATTCTCTAGTTGGTTATAGAATAGAATATTTACAAGCAAATGGAGAAAAAATACATAACTTTTTTAGAATAGTAACATCTAATTTTTATTGTGAACCAGTAGCAGCAAACCTAACAAACCCAAATCAAATAGCACCTAGATATGTCTACACTAATACCGAAACAAATTTAATATTTTGTACACTAACACCAACTAGTGCACCTTCTAATAATCCTAACGCGATTCCATTTATAGGACAACCAGGTCAAAATGTTATAATTACAAATACTTTCTTTAACCCTATTGTTTTAGATGTAGAAATGGTAGACCATGACTTTGATACTTTAGCAATTGCATTATACGGTAATCAATCTAAATCGATAGACGACGGAATCTACACCCTTTATGACTTTAATCAAAATATCTACCAACAGTACGATTTATATGAAGTCAGAGACCAATTTAATGACCAATTATACGAAATTAGAGCAAATAGGGGTAACAACATAGATTTTAGTAAGACATTTAGTACAATAAACGTTTAACAACTTATGGCTAGTAATAGATTTAGATATCCACCAGCACCAGGACACGGAGGAGATACCTTTAGTGATAATTTAGTTGGTAATCAAATAACCGATGGTTCATCACAGATGACTATGGGTAATTTTTCTATAAGTCAAGAATATACTAGAAGTGTAGCTACTAACCAAGTTTTAGAAGGTTTTTCTAAACCAATTACATTGGAATCTTTAGATTTTAGTGATTTAAAAACAGCACAATCTTTTGCAAAAAATAATTACCAAGTATACATAAATACTGATACTAGTAATATAGCTGAATTAGTTTTATATGGCTCATTAAAAAAGAGATTAAGTGTCGCAACTCAAAATATAATTAATTTTTTTCCAGCAGCTTTATTTATTGACGGTGTAAATTCATTAAACCAAAGTGGAAATACTACAGCTTATAATATAAATTACGACATCGGTACGAATCAAACTACATTTAATGTTAATGTAGACCACATATCAAATCCATTTGTCATAGAATTCACATCAAATGGTGAGTTATTAAATACACCTATTAGTAAAGAACAAATTTTAAATAATTTAGAAATGTTTGGGTATGGTTCAGATACCATAATCAAAGTTGCTGATGGTACAGTATCAAAACTAAGAAATCTAACCACGGAATATAAAAATTATGTTTTAACTTTAGGGGGAGAAATAAATGCACTAGAGTATAAGATAATAGACTTTAAACCTCAAACAGTAACTACAGGGTTTTTAACTTTTACAGTAGAGGGTAACCCATTTATAAATAATACTAGTACAACAGATACTTTTTTTGTAAAACCTAACAAATTAGAAAGTGATGACGTATTCAAAAATTTTGATTATGTAGAAAGATTTTTAATGAATAGAGAAGTTGTTCCAGAGTATACAGCTAATTTTAGACTTATAAAAGAATCCAGCATGGGTGGAACTTTTTACAGTGATAATTTAGTTACTTGGACTAAACAAGATGCTATTAATATTGATGTTACTACAAATGCATATACTGATTATTTAACTAAGTTATCAGATTTAGGTCAAGAATTAGATATACAAAAAACTAATTTAGTATCTAGATTTTTAACATCACCAGTACTTAAAGAATTTGACACCTCCGACCAAAAAGTAGAAAAAACTTTACAAATATATGGAAGAAGTTTTGACGATATAAAATTATTTGTTGACGGTATAGCCTACATGACTAATGTAACATATGATGGTAAAAATAACATACCAAATGAATTAATTAAAAACTTTGCAAAAACTTTGGGTTGGTCAACACCAAATACTTTAAATAATAACACATTTTTAGATAATGTATTAGGAGTTTCTGTTCCAGAATATTCAGGAACTAGTGTTAGTATGACACCAGCAGAACTAGATATTGAGTTGTACAGAAGAATATTACTTAATACTGGATATCTATTTAAGTCGAAAGGGACTAGAAAATCTATAGAGTTTTTACTTGGATTGTTAGGAGCACCTGAAGCTTTAGTTGAATTTAATGAGTACATAGTTTTAGCAGATGCTAAAATAAATATAAATAAATTTTATGATAATTGGTCATTTATTTCAGGTGGTACCTACGAAACAAAAACCATTAAATATAGTATACCATTTTCATCTTTTACATATGTTACTGGTACAACAACACACCCATTCACACTTAGTGATTACCCTATAACTAGTGAAGGTTACCCCAAAGTTCCTAGAATAACAGATAATTTCTATTTCCAAAGAGGAGCTGGTTGGTTCGAAAGAACTGAAGAACATAAATCAGACTTAATTATAAATCAACAAGACTCAACGTTAAGTGGTTGTAATCCTAGTGTTGTAACTAAATTTAGAGAATTTACATGGGGTGGATTTTGGACAACAGGTCAATTTTCAAATGACCCAAAAGCTCCTTATCTAGACAGATTTAGAAGATTCCCACATATGTATTTGGGATATAGTTTAGAAAGGATTATAGACGATAAAAAATCTTGGGTAGAAATAGGACAAGATATATATAGACCAGATATAGAAGCTGATATCGGTATTTTTTCAACTTCTGGTAATTTTGAACAAACAGGTTTTAAAAATAAGGTATTTAGATTTAATTGTGGGCAATTACAGAGTCAAAAAGAAAGATTAATTGAAAAATTTGAAGAGTTAACCGCAGCACAGACACACCCGAAATGGAGAAAAATGCTTATGGGTAGAATTAGGTACATTGAAATGTTCCAAAAAAATAAATGTATTGCGGAGAATGAAACGAGAAAATATAGTTTTAATGATAGGTACTGGAGAAGTGCCTATTACCAAACTAGTAATGAAAAACTAATTCTAAATGTTAAAAATGTTGATTTAAACCTAAACATAGGACAAGGATTGACATACGATGTTTGGAGACAATCTAGTCTTTATAATTGTATGTTTAGTGGTGGAACATTACCACCACCATACCCAACAAGTGGAGGTACTTGGGATGCTACTAACCCAAAAATAAACGCTAAAAAATTAGACTTTAAATTATTTAGAGATAATTTTTGGAAATATTTTATTGACGTTAAATGTAGAATGACCATTAATGATGGTAAAACAGGTGGATATCCCGTATTACAACAGATGTATTTAGATTATTTAAATCAAAGTTGTGGTGATAATAATAAGTATACTTACACAAAAATGGTGGATTATGCTCAATCAATGGGGGATTATTGGATAAGAATAATTGAACAAATGGTACCAGCTACCACTTTATGGACTAGTGGTGTTAAAGTAGAAAATTCAGATTTTCATAGAGACAAGTTTGTTTATAGATGTTACTCAATGTCCGGTACACCACTTAGTAGTATTCATACCGGTCAATTTACAGTAAATCCAACAGGATATACATCATTCCCAGCACCTCAATTTCAGGCAAGAATGATGAGTTTTAACGCTCCTCCTGCAGCCCCCCAAGAAAATACAACTTATTACAATAACATACTTACAGGTAACACAACTAATCCAGTATCAACATACGCTTCATCTTATGACATAAATGAAAGGTCTTTAATTTCAGGAAGTCAATTAGTGGTTAAAGAAACAAAAATACTAGCTCAAGAATTTAACACTAATAAAAGAAAATTTCAATCAAAACCAACCTTTACAAAACAAGGTAGTACGAATAATCTTTTATGTATATATGGTTTAAAAGAATTTGGTACCAAAGGATTGAGTTGGTTAAAAACCTATAATTTAAATAGTAGTGATAGTCCTATAACCCCATCGGCACCAACTACTACATCATCATCACCATCTGGTGGTGGTGCAGCGGGGATAAGTACACCTTCCACAACTAGTTATTCATCTAGTGGTGGTGGTACGTCAAGTGCTGGTTCTTCATCTAGTGGTGGTGGAGGAGGTTCTTATGGTGGAGGAGGTTCCTCAGGCGGTGGTGGTGGAGGATATTAAATAATAATATAGTGGAAAAAGTATATAGAACAAAAGTAGATTTAAGGGTTTTAGGTGATGAAATAAAATTTGTTTTTTTCATGTCTGGAAACGTTAATAGTAGAGTGCCCTCTGAAATTATTAACAAAAGAGCATCTTTTCATTTTATTTATAATACTGATTACCCAGTAGATGTTATAGTAGAAGTTAAAAATGGTACACAAAGAGTATTTTTATACTTTGATGAAAAATTATTAAAATTCTATAATATAAATAAATTTATAGGTTTAAAAAGAACACCTATAATACTAGAAGTTTTTAGAAATTCTAAAGGTAATTTTGGGTTTGAAAAAATACAAGGAGGGATGGCAGGAGCTTTCCTAAGCCACAGAAACTATTTTAGTACAAACCCAAATAGTGGGGGTATTAAATCATTTGGTAAAATTGTAGGTGGTAAGGCTCATGCATTACAAATGATAATTCCAGGTATTGCATTTAGAAAAAATACAATACATAACCTTTCTTTTGATATGGATATGTTCATAGAGAATTGTGGACAATATGTACATTCACTAGATTTTAAAGTTAATTTAGATGAGGATAAAATAATAAAAGGTGACATAATAAGTATAGAACCAGTAAAACAAATTACCACACCACCACAGGAAATAAAATTAGAAACAACTTACCTAACCCTACACCCAAAAGACTTAGCTGATAGAGAATTAATATATGATTACAAGAAACAATTAACACCACAAAATTGTCTACCTGAAACATTAGATTTAATTAGTAGTAGGGTTTACGCCGTAGAAAATCCATTAACACCTAACGTTAATTTGGAAGATGTAAATTTACCTAGTAATAATTTAATAGAAATACCATATAATGTTTCTAGGTTTGTAGAAAATAATGAAATTAAAGAAAGTAGAAAAGTATTTAAAAATGGTAAATACGTTTTTCCACTAAACTGGGCACAAGAATTACAGAATAATGAACTTTTTGTAGATGCTGATAAATGCTACTCATTAAAATTTGCAACAAAAACACAACTAAAAGCATTCAGTGAAAAATTAAAAAACCAACAAATAGGTAGTGTTGAAACTTATCCCACAATTAACAGTCAAGGACAAGTACAAAATATTCCTAGAACATACTCTAGAATTTCTCAATGGGTTAATAGAAGTTCTTTAAATACATTTACAGATGTAAGGTTTACATATACTGTCGATGGTGATATTAACACAATAACTATTTGTCCTAGTAAAGAATGTATTGTAGGCCCCACAAAAATAGGTTCGGAAGAAGGATTATATACATCAGGTAATGAATACCTACTACCAAACGGAGAAGAATATGTAGGTTTCTACCATGTACACCCAGAAAAAGGTGCAATGGTTGGAGCAAAACATAGTCCTAAAGCACATGACCTTCTCACAGCTCTGTATACTATAGCACCTATTAGTGCTAACACTGTAACAGATTTTTGTTTTACAACATACGATAAAAAAGATGAAACAGAATTATACACCGGATTTACAGCTACGACCGATGACCCTAATATAACTAATAAAACCTATGACCTACATTTAAGTGGAGCTTCTTTTTCAGCTAATACGATAGTACCTATTAGTAATATAGAGAGACAAACAAAAATGAAACTAATCGGTGATACTACTCTAGAATATAGACCATATACATTTAGTGAGGCTTATGGTAGGAATAATGGTACATTAATTTTTAATGAAACAGATGCGGATAATTATTTAACTTATTCAGCGATAACTAGTGGTGTTTATAGGTTTACATATAAAGGTTATTTAAATATAAAATATACCGATAGCCAATGGTGTGAATATCTTGAAAAGGCATATCCTTCAGGTTTTACAGGAAACTATCCAAGCAACGATTACGAAATAAAAAGACTTATAAATACCTCAATAATTCAAGCGGGTGACGGTGAAAAAGAAGTAGTGGCTACCGATACAGATTTTAAATTTAATGCTGGTGAAAAATATAGAGATTGTAAATCAGGTAGAGAAAAATATATTTGTGGTGATGCACCGGCTAATACAGGTATTTTAAACTTTAACTTTACAGCTTCATTAGTACGTGGTTCCTCTACAGGTGGTACAGGTACAACATTAACACAATTTAAGGTTGTTAGAAGTAGACAAACAGACGGTTTTGCAAATGCATATCTAACATTAGATGTTGACAAAAATGATATGACAACTAGTGGTACAAATAGTTGTGTATTAAGTTCTATGACATCATCCACAATATTCCATAAACAAATACCTGTTACATTAGATACTGGTTTAATAAATTTAATAAGTGGACAAACTATACAATTAAAATATGAAACAGCTTGGAACACAACTTCTAAAGGTGGATTTTATTACTTAACTGGTGGTGCGACAGCAATAGATATAAATTTTGGACATAGATTAGATATGAGTGGTAACACTCTTGAATCACCATACTACAGAGGTATTAAAGCATCAAATGGTGTCGTTAGTAAAAAATTATTCTTCGACCCAACTAAAAAATCTTTACCGTTTGATTATAAGGTAGGTGATATAACAAAAACTATAGAACTAGATGGTAGTTTATATCTATCAGATAGCGAATGTGGTAATATACAAATACCTTTTGTTAGTACAAATACTTTTGGTAGTTTAAATTTTGTAGATAGTAATGCACCAGACAATAAATTAGTTTGGAACATAACCACAGAAAAACCATCTAATAATTGGCAATTAATGATTGAAGACAATACAATCAAAGATTATGTTTTAAGTGATAAGTCTAAATCTAGTATGACACAAATGAAAGAAAATGGAATATTTTGTTTCTATATACCTACATATAATAGTCATGAATATGGAGCAAAATGTGATTTTAATTTTCCACAACTATCACAATCATATATTATAGTTAATAATTTTAAAAATTATTATGGTAATACTTTGTTACATTATATAGTTGTTACTCCAGATTGTGGTTTCCACAAACCTTGTTCTGGAACAAAAGTAGCTAGTACTTATGATATTATACATAAAACTACGCCAGCAGATTGGAGAGTAGTTAATTTAAATAAAAAGTTAAATATAAAAGGAAAAGAAGTTAATATTGTTTCCGCTTTTTCACATTACAACCCAGAACCAGAAGTGGTTTCTAATAGTACTAAATGTAAATATTATTGTCATTGTGGACAAGAACTTTCGCGTAGTTTAGACTTAGACCCAATATACGGTATAACAAATATATTTCACGATTTAGAAACTAAAGAATGTAATGATTGTTTAAAAAATGCACAAGAATATTGTTTTTCTCTGAATAATAATTGTAGAGCTCACTTAGTTGGTGATTGTGCAGTAGACAACGTTTATATAGGACAAGTTATAAATAATTTAAGACCAGAAATTTTAAGTACACCTGCAACCAATACACTTTATGGTGGTGAAGAAGTATCTTCTGGTGGTGGTAAACCGGTAGGACCAGGTGGTCCAGAACCTAAAAAACCACCGTATGTAGAAGGAGAAGATAGAGGAGGTATAGAACCAAAAGGCAGACCTGGTGGTAGACCAAGAAATCCAGATGAATTAGAAGATAATGTAAACATTAACATATTTACAAATCCTGGTGGTGGTATTTATTACACAGGTGATGAGGGTATACAAACTATAAGATATAGTTGTAAAGATGGTTTATGTTTTGAAGACCCAAATGGAAGATTTACCTCATTTGAAGAATGTGTAAAACTTTGTACCCCAGCAGTAATTAATGAAGGTGGTGGACCAGTTAAACCACCAAAATCAGACCCAGAGGATGAACCAGGAAGAGATTTATCCGATGATGTATATGTAGAGGATTATGATAAAATTAGTAAGTTAGAATCTCCTAGTAGTAAGGATTCAGGTTTGTGTAAACCTGGTTATTATTGGTGTGAAAGTGTGGGTAAATGCATAAGTGAAAAAGAACCTTGTAAAGGATAAAATAAAAAATAGTAATGGCAATAGCAACATCAAACGGAGACATAATGTTAATTAACTATAATGTGGAACACACATTAAGTAGTAAATGTAATGGACAAATATGGTCTGTTGACGTTTCTGGTAATACAAGTGTTATACCACCATATAGTGTTAGTTGGTCAGGTAGTAGTGGTAGTTATACTGCTGATACTTTTGATATTATAAATCTTTGTGAAGGTTGGTATAAGGCAACCATAACAGATTCTATAGGTAATACAGGTAGTACAGAACTACAAATAAGTGGATTTACAGTCCCAGTTATTGAAGCAAATCTATCAAATGATGACTGTGTTTTAAACACTAATAAATTAGGTCAAATAAGTGTTATAGATTCTACCACAACAACGTCAAGTTTTAGATACGAATTAGTTAAAAATGGTAGAGTTGTGGACACGCATTATGGTACAACAGCAGATACGACACATACATTTTCTTCTATCACTAATGGTGTATATACAGTTAGTGTTATTGAAGATAGACCTATGAATACAAATCTTGCACCAGACAACAGTGGATGTACTCCATATAATTATAATGACGGTAATAATGGAATGAGTACGGCCGGTTGGAATTTAAATACACTATCCTCAACAACAATATCTTGGGTACCATACGTACCTAACGCTCCCTATGACCAAGGATTTCTTGCTGGATGGGGACCAAATGGTGGTGGTAGTGCTACAGAATATTATGATACTGGTTTAGCTAAAGATGGTAAAGTTTATAGTAGTAACCCATATGTTTGGTTTTATACGGGAACAACAGCAAGTAGATTAACTGATACAAGTGCTGATTGGTATTTAGGTGAAGCAGCTATTGATATGACAGAAGGTGGTAATTTAGGTCCAGTTACTTTAGCATCAAGTGCAGCTAATATAGGTAAATTTTATTATAATACAGTAATTGAAAAATATCTATACTGGTGGCCAGCACAAGGAGCAGGATATGCCTGGAGAACATTAGACCCTAGAGATGATTATGGTATATTTGGGAGTCCGGTAGCTGTGAGTGGTTTAACAGGTATTACATATGGTGTAACTATTGAAGATGTCACATCTAACGATTTTTCAGTTAATTCAGGAGGTACCGTTGCTGTTGCAACTGGAATAGTTTTAGAAGGAGGTTCATCCCAACTATATACTACTAGTGGTAATAATAGTGCTCCTGCAGGTAAACAAAGTTTATGTTCTTATTATAACTATAATTGGGAATTTACTTTTAGGTCAGGTGCTGGAGATGATGACACAATAGCGTTTACAATAGCGTCATTTAGAGATGATAGGGGTAAATATGGACCTACTGGTGTTACATATACTATAGACGTTGTAATGACAGCAGGTAGTGACAGAATAAATGTTGTCTACAACTATGGACAAGACGCTTACGCTTGGAGTAAGTATAAAACCCCTAAATTTAGAAATTGTAATGGAGGATGTCCTTCATCAGCACCAGATTTTGGTATCACAACAATTATCAGTAATACAGGTGCTAAAACACCATTTACTAGTGGAACAAATTGGAGTTCTATGGGAGCTACTAGAGTAAGGTGTAATAGGTACGGTGATTACGGCCAATTTTTTAGAGTAGAATTTACCGATACAATGGCAAATGTATCTGGGGGTGCTATTACAAAAGGTAATGGTGACGCAAATCCATTTAATTCAGATTATACTATAGATTTTAACTTATTAGATAAAACTACATGGGTAGGTAATAATGACTCTGCACCAGAATGGACAGATAATTATGGACTATGTAAATTCCTAGGTTCAAGAAAAATTGGTTTTTGGAGTAGTTCCCAAGACGATGCAAGATTTTATCACATGCAATTTACAGGTAATTCATTTAATGAATATATGGAAGGACCTATATGTGGTGTAGATAATGGACCAACTACTACTGTGGGAATCACAGCTTCAACAGCAACTACAGTAAACATAAATAATACAAAATGTAGGCCTAAATACAATACCACCCAAAAAGGAGTACCACAGGTTAGACCAACAGTTAATGTATCTTTACAAACTATGCCTAATCCTTCATTAACAATTAATGGATTAAGTAGACCAACAACCACAATATCTACAGAAATAGGTGGAAGACCAGCTTTAGAAGTTTATAATTTAGAAAATGATAAAGGTAAAAATATACAATTTTATTTTGGTGGTAACAATCAAGATATGATTTTTGAAAATATGTATCCTAAATTTAGGGTGTATCCATATATATTTGAAACAGAACAAGTTGCCCCATTAGCGGACTATGAAGCTATATTTGATACGATGCCAGCTTATATGGATAGTGACGTTAAATCTATAGTATTTAGTGCTGAAACCTTTATGCCTTTCTCAGGTTTATCCACAGATAGTTCATGGGAGTTTATTATTAGACCTAGTTATTTATATAAAGATAAAAAGTCAACAACTGATACGTGGGTAGATACAGCAGAGTATCCAACGGATACCGACATAGATGCTGGTAGTGATTTTTATATGGTTTTAGTAAAAAATCCACCAACACCACAATTATTTTTAGATAGTTTTAATGTACCTGTTGATAGCAGACCACCAACATTAAGAATTGAAACTTACAAATTAATTAGTGGTTCAGGTGATTTACCAGAAACTTCGGCTAGTACATACAGTTCATCAACATTCTATTATAATTTACAACAAAAACCAGCTAGTAGACCATTAGTTAGTGTTAATGGTGTAATTTTAAAAGAAGGTAGAAGTGGTACTACTATACCAGATGGTTATAATCTCGGGGACCCAGGCCAAATTGATTATGGTGACTATTATTTTTATGAAAATACTAGAAGTGTTATATTTCACCCAGAAACGGTACAAAACGGTGATGATTTACAGTTTTTATATGACACTAACGGTGGTGTCTTTTCACAATTTGTTACAATACCAGAAACGGTTAGTACAGATACAACAGAAAAAATATATGAAGAAAATGAATATTATTACATTAATTTAGATAGACAATCTATAGGTGCAATTACAGTAGCTATAAATGGTGTTTTACAATATGACGAAAAGGATTATGTTAAATTTAGTGATAATAAGATACAACTATTACACGAAACATCGACATATAGTAGCGGGGACACAATTGTTCTATTTTATAAAACAATCTATCAAGTAATATCATCACCAATAAATAAAAATCCAATATTACCTGTTACTTATACAAAAGATAACAATTTAAAGGAAGAAATAATAGTTAAACTTTTTGACTCCACCGGTAACTTAGTTCAAGAACTTATTGAGGTAATTGATGTTGATATTACAGGTAATATATTTAAAGAATTTACATTACTACCACCTAATGTAGATAGTTATTATTATTATATTATAATAAGAAGATACTACCCACTATTAGGTGGGCAAACAATTACAACTGAGTCACAAACTGACATGATAAATTTTGTCATAGATAGAAATGTATTCTATTCACCAAATAGAAATAATACTTCAACAGGGATAAATCGTAGTTTAATTAGTGGAACTATTTCTTCAGATGGTGGAGGCGGCGGTGGATATTAAAGTAGTAAAATGAACAAATTAAAATAAAAGGTATTTATGATTAAAGAGAAAAATTATGAGTTATATAGTTAAAAACAGTACACAAGGAGCTATCGTAGCTAGACTAACAGACGCTGGTAGAAAAAAATTATCAGAAGGTAAATTAAATATAGGGTTATTCCAAATCGGAGACAGTGAATTTTGTTATGACTGTTATACAAATTCATTACCATTTGCTAGGGGCACACATATTTTACAAGCTGAACATAACGCACAAAATCTTTTAGGTTTTCCAGCGAAAAATAAAGGACATGTTAAATATCCATTACAGGATGGTATAGCTAGTGGTGATACGTTTGGCCCAACAATACCACAACCAGGATTTGAAGAGGTTTATAATACAGCAGCTCAAAGAGGATTTTTTAGTGGAACAGGATGTAACTTTGGTGCGGAGGTAGGATTCGAGTACGTACTAAATTCAAATTGGGTAATACCAACCTCAGCTATGACAGGAGGAGCAACCATGCAAATTTTAAGTGCTGGTACAACAAGTCTTTTTCCTAACGAGTGCTATTCTTCTAATGGTATAGATTATACCCCACAACCAGGAGATTTAATTTCTGTAACCTACCAACTATCGGGTGGTACAAGCTGTTTTGAGTTAAACTGTGACGCACCCTCACCTACACTGTTTTACCAAGTTTTAGATAATGGAGGTGTAGCAGCCGACCAACAAAGTACTACTATAACACTAACGGTAGATAGAGATATAGCTGATTTTAATAACAGTGCAAATTTAGCATTTCAATCATACTCCGCTGAAACTTTTGCTAGGGTAAGGGTTTATCCTGGCCTATCAGCTGACCCTATGACAACTGATAGTATATATGTTACAGCTAATACATCAACATATTGGTGTGACGATACACTATCTTTTAATAGTTGTTGTGATGTTTCACAATTTGATGCACAAATATGGAATATGAATATTAATTGGACACACACTGTAGCTGGTGTAGATACTAGCATTTATGAAGGGGTTAATGAGTATGGTTCTAGTGGGTATTCAGGTTCTAAAGAGTATTTTGGTTTAGAAAGTGACAATGGACAAACATTTAGTGATACAGCATATGACGATTATCAAGATATGTTTTGTGGTACTTGGTATTATGATTCTTTTAGTAATGTAAGAGGTGTTAAACCATCAGAACAAAAATGTGCTGGATTTATACATTATACAAATTTAAATACAACAGATTTTTATGGTGAGAAATTTGCTTTAGAAGCTCAAGGATATAATCCAGCAACCACAATAGGTGAAGCACGTAATTTTGAAATGCATTTACCTTGGTTAATGTGGCATAAAAAAACAAGTACTACGGGTTCAGGTGTTGGTACTGGTATGGGTGATGAAACGGTATACGGTCAAACTTTTTATGTTGACCCAGCCGGATTCAACGTTTTTCCTGTTGGTGCACAACCACATCTAATGCAATCCAACTTAAACAATAACATGAATGATGATGGATTAAGGTATTATCATTTATGGGACGATAATTCTGGTAGTGGTACAACTAGACCTAATAGAGTTGGTAAAGTATTCCCGGATTATAAAATGGTTGTAATTGATGATGAAGAATTATTAGCAGCAATGTCGTATAAATCTAATAGAAGTTGGACACTACCAGCTCCTAAAACAGAAAAATTTCCAGCTGGTACTATGTGTACTACAGGATGTACTAATGGTGCCGTACAATTTGATGGGGATACTCTTTATATAACTTATATGTTGATTAATACAGGTATGACGACAGGATTACATTGTAATTACTATGTTAAAGAAACAAAAGAACCAGGAGAAAATGCTTTTGATGTAGCTTTTACATTAGGTAGAGAATTTCCTTATTTAATTACTGATGAGTTGGGTACCGGGTTTACAGCGACAGAAGTATATATACTAACACAATTAGTTCCTAATGGTAACACACTAAACCCAGCAAATTGGTATTACAGAGATGTGACAGCACAATTAACAAACCATACTGTAGGTGATAAAATTTCTGCTTCACAACTAGTAGGTCACACGTTTTATATAACTGAAGATTACACTGCAGGTAGTACAGCAACTTGTCCTTTTTGGTCAGCGATGACTTCATATAACTTAGATAATTTTATAAATATTCCTAGTTCGACACAACCAACACACTTACAATTTGGTGATGAATATTTCTTCTACGGTAGTTTAGCTACTGATATAATGGCAACAATATATGAAATGAAACACGTAGTACAGTTAGGTAATAATCAGTACACACAATCAACCAATCCTACTTGGGTAGATTATAATGCAGCAAATCCTAGTTTACCAGCAGCAAACGCTAGAATAACGGAAATTGGTTTATTTGATAATGAAAATGGGAATCCAGATTTAATGGCTATTGCTAAATTGCAGTCACCTATTACAAGAACGGGGACTCAACAATTTACAATAACTATTGATTTTTAATGGCATTTTTAAACATACATAACAATTCTTTATCCGGTAATACGATGAGACTATATCTATCAGATTACGGAAAAGCAGTGCTAACATCCCAAGTTAGTCTATTAGACGCCATTCAAAAATTTGGATTATCAGATTCAGATATTGATTATCGTAGATTTGTGGGTGACGGTAGTTGTGTAGATAATATATCAGTTACAGGTGATTGTGGTGTAACAGGGACAAGTGTTAGTGCTTTAACTGGTTCTTGTTTCTATGATTTACCAGATTCTAGAGGTGGTAATCCTTTAGTACTTTCAGGTGATTATGGAACTCTTTCCTCTGTAATGAAAGGACCTAAATTTGAAATAAAGAAAGGCAACATTAAATTTTATAATAGTAGTATTGGTAGTGACTATGTACAATCTACTTTGTGGTCAGCATATAAACCACCCGTAAAATACCAAGAAGTAGAAATACCGTCTTCTGGTATGAAAAGTAGTTGTTGGAGTATGGGTATGTCAGTCACTACTTATTTTCCTTCTTACTGCACTATATGTGCAGATTTTAATCAAGATGGGTATGTTGATATAAATGACTTTAAAACTTTTTTAAGTTTAATGGGTAATAAAAGTACAAATAATGAATTAATTGGGGATTTTGATGGTGATGGTATAGTGGGTGTAAAAGATTTAAATAGTTTTTTAAAATGTTTGGGTAATAACGGAGAAAACATATTTGAATATTGTAAAGATGAATATGTTTTTTGTATGTTATGTGAATATATGGGTAAAGAATCACCTTGTAATGGAGATTGTATGACTTGTATTTAAATTAAAAGAAATCGTTTAACGAGATAATTATATAATAAGAGAATAAAAAAATGGCATATATAACGAGTGCAACAACAACGACATTAGAGTTACAATTAACTGATGAGGGACGTAGACGGGTCTTAGAAAGCAAGAGTTTAACTTCATTATTTGAAAAATTTGCTATTTCAGATGCTGACATAGACTACAGAAATTCCCAAAAACACGCAGATACTAACGCTACGACTAATGATTCTGCACAATTAGGCTATATTCCATACCCTACAGGTAATCTAATAAATTTTAGAAAACAAGTTAACAATGGTTATAAACAAAAAAATATAATATGGGCAACACCTGAAACTAATGCTATTAACATTAGAGGTAATGAAACAACATATGTAGCTGTAGGTGTTAAAACAACAAATGGTAGTGTTAAATATTATAGAGATAATGTAGAAATAGATGTGTATCTTCACGACTATTTTGTATTAAATAAATTATTAGCTTCGAAATATATAGCAGACCATAAAGACATACTATCATCCAACCCAACAACTATTGAGGAAAGTCTTAACAATTATTTTAAAGATACTTTAAATGTTTTAACTAATTCTGATTATGATTCTTTTCTTAACGACTTATCTGAATTCGGTATTAGTCAATACTTAGATTTTTGGGATAGTGTCAGAGTATATACTGGAGCAGAATTTAGAAGTGAAGATGTAAAGTTAGTACCAATGAAAGACTATAGTTATTTTAATGGTTTAGCTTTAGCTGGTGGAGCGTTTATGACTAGGGGTGAAAATATGGGTATTAATTTTAATGGTACCTACCTAAAAGGATTAAATGTAGCATCTCCATTTTCTTTAGTATTTTCACCTTCATTAAATAATGAAAGAACTAGATATACAAAAGGTTCTGGTTCTGCAGGTATAGGTTTCGAAGCTTTTAGTATGGGTTATTTAAATTGTGGTGGTATAAATAATTGGGATGAAAGTAGTGTAGCACCGTACCCAACATTTGATATGTCTAATAAACAAACAGGTTGGGCAACTGACATGATAGACATCACAAATACTTTTATGGGGTTTGTTTCTACTGTGGATATGGAAACAAGTGTGGGTACTGAGAACTTAGAAAATGAGGGATACGCTAATATCACAACCACATTACCTACAGCAAGGTTAGTATTAAACATCAATAAAGGTAATGACGTATCCCCAACATACTACCCAATAAAAATGAAAAGATTAAGTCAAGAAGAAGGTAAATATATTGAAATAAATGGACAACAAGCTAAAGGTATTAATATAACTAAAACTACTCATCCTTCAGATACTTTTGGATTATTAGTTGGTGGGTTAGAATACACATCCAACTGGAACATAAATCAAAATGGTTTAAGAGGAGCTAGTCCTTATTTTAGTATTTTACCATCTAAAGATAATGCAATAAGTATAGATTCTGGAAGAGTTGCTGCACAAACTGAACCTTACTACACCCTAAGTACACGTATGATGAAAATGGCTGACGAAATATTCGTTGGTGTAGCATCACAAAATAACAATTTTTGGAGAACAGACACCTATAGTGGTGGTTTTAGAAGTGGGTTAAGTGGTTCCAGTCTTAACCACTACAATATATCTATACCAGTAACATGGACAGTATATTCTCAAAACTCACCTAGTGCAGCACCTTGTAAAGTAACCGTTAGATTTAAATTTAATAAAGAGGCTGTTACTGACTCAGTATCGTACAATACTGTTTCTTCACAAAATTATTATAGAATATATGATGACGCAGAATTTAAGTTTTATGGTGCTGCAGGAGAAACTAAGACATCATTTTCACCAGACCCTAGAGGATTTGGTTACGCTTCAGGAGCTTCCACTACTTGGACAACAAGTGCGGGGGATGCTTTATTTAGGAAAGTAATAACAGGACAAGAAATTTAAAATTATGAATGTAAAAGCATTAAATTGGTACAGACAGAATAGTAATTACACTGAAAATAGTGGTAAAGTGGGTAAAATACCCATTCAATACTTTGACATGCAAACTATAAAAGGTGGTAGAAATAGATACCAGGATATAGTATCTACAGGAGGGAACGGAATGGATTTTTTTGGTACACCTGGTGAGTATAGTGCTAGATTTAAAACATCTAAATATTTATCAGTAATGAGTTCACCTGATAAAGGTAAAATAATGTTTGTTGATTACCCTAGTAATGGTAAACTAACAAAAAGAACAGTTTTTCCTGGAGTACAAAGTAATGGAAATAATATGGGTGAAGCTAGCCCTTTTCATATGATAAAACTTTACTTTCCAGGTAGAGCGTCCTTAGCTTTAGATACAAACACTAATTCAGCTAATTATAAAAATTGGAATTAAAATGGGAAAACTTAAAAGAATATCAGCAAACGAAAAATTTATAGAAACTACATTAGTTCCTTGGTCAGGGAATGGATGGACTACTACAACAGGTACTTCACTAACATTTACAGCAGTACAACGAGACCCTTCTAATGGGAGACCCTTTTCAAACTTATTCTCATCATTTAACCTCCCTACAACTTCAGCACAATGTGAAACATTTGAGTCTTCTTGGGTAAGAAGTGGTTTTAGTGGTCTAAGTCAAGAGAACGTAGTTGTTGTTGATATAGGAGTTAACACCTATGGTGAACTTATAGATGGGAGAACAATTAAACTAACATTACCTATGGGTGGAACATACCGTGGGGGTGAAGTTGGTAATACCTTAGATTTCTATAGTTCTTATTACGAACCAGAACCATTTTCATCTGATAATTCTTTAAATGGTGAATATTTTGGTAACCCATCTATAAGAGATGAAAATGTGAAAGGTGACCCTAGTATGCACTCCACAAATATAGCATTTTTATTTACAGATGAAATTTTAGGCCCACAATTATCCTCTACAACAACTACCATAACAAGCTGGTCTAGTGGTTGGCAAGAAGATATAATACCTAACGGATATACTGATGGTGGTGTAGATAACTTTAGATTTACCGACACAGTATCTTCATCTAACACACCTAAAGCATATGCACAATCACAAGATATTCCAGTAGGAATTTGTTACTTAGACAAAGGATTTATAGTTCTAACAGACCCAACAATAGTACAAAATTTCTTATATTCTGGTTCAGCTTCTGGTACAAGTGCAACTACAATTGACTATGGTTACACTGGTGCAGAATCAGCATTTACCCAAGTATTTTTTACGGCAGATACATCTGGTTCTTGTACTTATTATTCTTTTGAAAGAGAAATATTGTTAACTATTAATGTTGTCGCCAATTCCGGTGAATTCTTTATAACAGAAAACCAAACGGCAGCAAGTGCAGATGCACCTTATTATGGCGCTGGAGGTAGTGATACTGGAATACAATTTATGACACCTTTTGGTGAAGTAAATCAAGTATGGGATTTATCAGATGTAACATCTACTTTTATAACAGAGATAGGGTTATATGATGCACAAAATAGATTATTAGCTATAGCAAAACCAGATAGACCAATTAAAAAACCTAAAAATACACCAGTAACCTTGACTTTGAAGTTAAAATTCTAATATTTTAATTATGAAAAATATTGGAAATAGACCTAAAATTTTAGGGTTAGATATATCTACAAAAACTATAGGGTGGGCTTTATTTGACTTACAAGATGGACAACTTTTAGAGTTAACACATTTTTCACCAAAAATTAAACCACCTAAAGATAGTAAAGTAGAAGAAATGTTAGAAAAAACTAACCACTTTAAGAATAAACTAAGTGATTATACTAAAGTTGGCATAACACAAGTAGTGATAGAAGAGCCACTAATTAATTCTAATAACATTAGAACTGTTGCTACTCTAATGAGATATAACTCATTTATTACTAGAGTAATCTATGATGTTTTAGGTATAGTCCCAGAATTCATATCAACATACAACTCAAGAAAATTTGCTTTTCCTAGTTTATTTACAGAAAATAATAAAGGTAGAAAAGTATTATTTGGAAAATATGAAGTAGGGTGTGATAAAAAACAGATAATTTGGCAACACGTTTCAGACAGAGAACCTCACTTAACATGGGCATATACACGTAATAATACACTTAAAAAAGAAAATTATGACATGGCAGATGCTTATACTTGTGTGTTAGGTGCTATGAAACAAAAAAACATTTGGTAATTGATTAACCAATAAAAATTCCATACATTTACTACATGGAAGATAACCCACTACTATTAGAACTATTACAAGATGTTTTAGGTGACATAAATTCACACTACCCAAACAAAGGACAAATTTCATTTGATTGTCCAGTATGTTCGTATGACATAAAAGGTTTAGACAGGGGTGATGGTAAAGGTAATTTTGAGGTAAACTATCATCAAGGGGTCTATAAGTGTTGGGCATGTTCGGAGACCTACGGTACACATGGTTCTTTAAATAAATTATTTTTAAAGTGGGGTAATAAAAGAAATAAATCTACATGGAAATTAATAGGTGGTGATTTTATAAAAACACAAAAAAGAACCTATAAAGATGTTACTTTACCTAACGAATATATATCTTTTACTAAGGGTAATAAATTAACTATACCATACAAAGAAGCTTATAATTATTTAAGAAAAAGAAATATAAGTGATGAAATTATAACAAAATATTCTTTAGGATATACTACCGAGGGTAATTATAGAGGTAGGATTATAGTACCTTCATTTGACGAAAGTGGTGATATTAACTACTTTGTTTCTCGTTCATATGTTGGACACAAAAATAAATATAAAAATCCAGAAGCAGAAAAAGACAAGATTATTTTTAATGAACACCAAATAAATTGGGAAGAAGATGTTTATTTGGTAGAAGGTGTATTCGATATGTTTTTCGTTAGTAACTCAATACCAGTTTTAGGTAAAAATGTTAGTGATAAATTATGGAATAAACTATATGATAATTGTAAAAAAAATGTTATAATTTGTTTAGATGGTGATGCGTGGAATGACGCAGAAAAACTATACCGTAAATTAGATGGTGGTAAATTAACAGGTAGAATTAGATTAATAAAATTACCTAAAGATAAAGATGTTGGTGAACTAGGTGGTTTAGAAGGCCTAAAAGAAATAAAATTATTGTAAATGAAAATTATTAGAGAATTAGCTAAGTTTAATAATATAAAGTTTCATGATAAGGAACACATATATTATCTAGATGGTGTAAGAACTAAATCTGTTACATCTGTAATATCTAAATATAAACATCCATTTGATAAAGATTATTGGTCACAAAAAAAGGCAGATGAAAGAGGGATTACAAAAGAAGAAATATTAAAAGAATGGAAATATAAGGCAGACTTTTCTTGTGAAAAAGGTTCGGCTTTTCATGAATATGCTGAAAATTTTTTAACAAATAAATTATTTCCTTTTCCAGAACATAAAATTACAGAAGCTTTAGGTAGTGTAGAAAATATGTTAGAATGTAAACAAGCTGTTAACAAACTAACAAAAATGTTTGGTGAGTTTTATGAAAAATCTTTTGGTAAATTAATACCAGTTAGAGCAGAAATTGTAGTTGGAGATAAAGAGTGGGGTATTACAGGGATGATTGACCAGTTATTTTATAATGAAAAGTCTAAAAAATTAGAAATTTGGGATTGGAAAACCAATAAAGAAATAAAAAAATATAATAAATGGCAACAATTTAAAGAACCTTTATCTCATCTAGATGTTTGTGAATTGAATACATACTCTTTACAACTATCTTTTTATAAATTAATAGTTGAAAGAAATACCGAATTAGAAATAGGTGATTGTTATATTGTTTGGTTTAATGAAAATAATGAAACTTATAAGATTATGAAGTGTTACGATTTTAGAGATGAAATTTTAAAAATAATGAATAAGAATGGGTAAACAAAAAATAAAAGTAAAACTAAAAGATATTAAGACCATAGGTAAAAGAACAACAACATCAATATTCTATAGTTGGCGTAGACTAAGAAAAAGTATAAAAACCCAAGGCTATAAACCAGAAAATTTTTCATATATTCTAGTTTATAAACAAGAAGAAAAATATAATGTAATAAATGGCAATCACAGAGTAAAAGTTTTAGAAGAAATGTATGGTGAAGATTATGAAGTAGAAGTTATTTTACAAGATGCACCTAAAACTTCATTAAAAGATTTATATGAGAGAATGTTAAAACCTTTATTTAGTAGTAATCAAAAAAAAATAATTAAAATAATAAATTTTATATTATTTGCTATTATTATCTGGTACTTTTTTATAGATAACTTTTTAGCTACCGTTATGTTAGGTATTATAACTTGGTTCACTATAAGATATTTTCCTGAAAATACCTATTCACTACCAGTTTATTATGAAGGAGACCCCGACAAAAAAAAGTGGAGAGATAAATTTCCGTATCTTTATACAATTTGGTTAAATTTATACAAAAATATGAGAGTAATTATTTTAATGTTAACTGTTTTAGGTTATATAATTTATATAGCTTATGGGGGCTTTATTAAAATGGTAATTTGTATGTCTTTAACAGCTTTATTTATGCATTTAAAACAAATTAAAAGTTAATGTCTATTAAAACTATCATACACTATTCAGATTTACACTTAAAGTTATATAAACAACATTTAAGGGATAAAAATATATTAGAAATTGCACTTAAAGAGTGGAAAAAATTATCACCAGATAGAATAGTTTTTACCGGTGATTTTGTTCATTCTAAAAACCAAATGACACCAGAACTTATAAATTTAATGTCATGGTTTATGACAGAAACCGCAAAAATCTGTAAATGTGTTTACATAATTGGTAATCATGATTTTTTAGAAAATAATCTAGATAGGATGGACGCTATATCTCCAGTAGTAGAAAGTTTAAATAATCCTAATATAACATACTATAAAGATAAAGGATGTTATAAAGACAATAATATATTGTGGTGTGTATACTCATTATTAACACATAATACTAGACCTGAAATTCCAGAAAGTTGTAAAGAACATAAAATAGGTTTATTTCACGGACCAATAATTGGTTTATATACTGATATAGGTTTTGAATTTGAAGATGGTTATAGTGTTGAAATATTTGAGGGGTGTGATGTAGTATTAGCTGGAGATATACATAAAAGACAAACATTTAAAATACCAGGTAATAAAAAAGCTTATATGGTGGGGTCAATGATAAATCAGAATTTTGGTGAAAGTATAAAAAATCACGGATACGGATTATATAATGTAGAAACAAAAAAATATAAGTTTTTTAATATTGATAATCCCCAACCTTATCTTAATTTTAAGATAAAAGATATAGAAGATATTGAAAACGGTAAAGAAATTTTAACAAATGCTTAGTAAAACACAACAGAAAGAGTTTAAAGAATATTGCCAATTAAATGAAATAGAAGATATTGATGGATTTATTGTTAAATGTGCTAAAGATGGGCTAACACTAGACAAGTACGGTATAGCACCATTTTTACCCAAATCACAAATACAAGAAGTACCAGTAGAAAAAGAAGTTATAAAAGAAGTAATTAAAGAAATACCGGTAGAAAAAGAAGTTATAATTGAAAAAATAATAACTAAAGAAGTAAAAGACACTCAGTTGATTGATGAGTTAGAAAAACTTAAAAAAGAGTTAACTGAAAAAAATAATATAATAAACGAACAAAAAAATAAAATAAAAGAACAAGATGATGTGTTAGAACATTTTAAAAACGTTACTGTCAATAGGAGAACTAAACACATGAGGTCATCTAACTTAAACGACACTTATTACGATTAAAATTATGGAAATATTTATTTGGATTTTAGCAGCTTATGGAATGTCAAACATATTAGTGTTTGGTAGTATTTTTGAAAACCTAAGAAATTGGTTAATAAAAAAATCAGAATTTTTTGGTGACCTAATACAATGTATGATGTGTACATCTACGTGGGTAGGATTCTTTTTCTCATTAGCATTTTTCTCACCAACAGCAGAGTTAACAAATATACCTTATACAAGTTGGTTTTTTGATGGTATGTTAGCTAGTGGTTCTGTGTGGGCTATAAACGCTATAGTAGAATGGTTTGAAGAAAATAGAATAGACAAAGGACCAGGAGTACAATAAATTGATTTACACTTTAAAATTCTTTATATTTTACATATGAAGAAAACTAACATACCACTGTTTAAGGTATTCATGTCACCTAATGCTCCAGAAAAAGTAAAACAAATTTTACAATCTGGATTTATAGGTGAGGGTGAACAGGTAAAATTATTTGAAAAAAATCTAAAAAAATACATAGGTTGTGATAATTTAATAACAACTAATTCTGCTACTTCAGCAATACATTTAACACTTCACCTACTTAAAAATAATATTCATGGTCACAAAAAATATAATTGGCCTTTTGTAAAAGAAGGTGATGAGGTTTTAAGTTGTCCACTAACATGTACCGCAACTAACTGGCCAGTATTAGCCAATAATTTAAATTTAAAATGGGTTGACGTAGATAGAGACACGTGTAATATTTGTTTAGACGATTTAAAAAATAAATTATCTACAAAAACTAAAATTATAATACTAGTTCACTGGGGAGGCAATCCAATAGACCTAAAAAAAATAGAAGAAATAAAAAATTATTCAGAAAAAAAATATGGATTTAGACCTATTATAATAGAAGATGCAGCTCATTCATTTGGTACCACATATAAAGGAAAAATGTTAGGAGCAATAAAAAACGATAATATAAAAATACACAGTTTTCAAGCTATAAAACACATCACAAGTATTGATGGTGGGTGTGTTATACTTCCAGATAAAAAATTAACAAAACAAGCAAAACTTTTAAGGTGGTATGGTATTGATAGAGATGATAACACAAAAGATTTTAGATGTGAAAATAATATTTCTGAGTGGGGATTTAAATTTCATATGAACGACATATGTGCAACTGTGGGCATAGAAAATCTTAAATATGTAAATAAATTATTAAAAGTTAATAGAAAAAACGCAGAATACTACTCAAAAAATTTAAAAAATAACCCAAACATTACTTTATTAAAAGTAGAAAAAGAAAATAATCCATCATATTGGGTTTATACAATAAAGGTAAAAAACCAAAGAAAATTTATGGAAAAAATGGATAAAAATAACATAATGGTTAGTAGAGTACATGAAAGAAATGACAAACATTCATGTGTATTCAGATACAATACAAAATTACCAAATCTAGATAAAATGGTTGAGGAGATGATTTGTTTACCTGTGGGGTGGTGGTTAAGTAAAAAAGAAATTAAAAAAATAGTAAAACTCATAAATGATGGTTGGTAATAAAAGCATTTCTTGTATTATTTTAAATTGTTTAAATGATTTATTTGTTAAGGAGAGATTGATACCTAGTATTAAAAGAACCACAAAACACTTAAAAGACTGGGATGTAGAAATTATAGTGGTAGATAATGGGCCAACTCAGGATTTTAAAATGGAAGATGTAAAAGTTATTAAATCACTACCATATCATATACCTAAAGCATATAATTTAGGTGTAAAAAACACAGATAAAAAGTATCTAGCATTTTTTCATGATGATGTAGATATATTAGATTATAATTGGATTTTAAAATCCACTAAAATACTATCAGACGAAGTTTACGCTGTTGGTCCAGATTTAAATACGACAGGTTTACCATATAAAAAATTTAAAACAAAATTTTTTTTAAAAGAAGCACCTATGATTATGGAAAGAAATAAATTTTTAGAAATAGGTGGGTATGATGAAGAGTATTATTTTGGTTATGAAGATTTAAAATTATCTAATGCTATTTACAAAATTGGAAAAAAAATTAAAAAGGTTAGAATGAAATACCTACATTTTGGTGGTACCACTAGTGTCCTAATGACCCACAATAATGAAACACAAAAAAAACTAAAAAAAGAAATATTAAAATTTTATAGTGTTAAGGAACATAATAATTTTTTATTAAAACACCCAGATATTATAGTGAATAAAAAAAATATATTTAAAAAATTTAAGTCTCCACTAATGTGGTTTTTAATGATTATAGTTAATAAGTCTATTTACATAAAAAATTTAAAAAAAATATCTGATAATTTAGGGATGAGGTACGTATATAATCACTGGGGTTTAGAAAAAGCACCTTCAGAACTATGGGAACTTTTATTACCTAGAACACCCAAAGAAATGGATTTATATTTACAAGATATTAAACAAAATAAAAATGGTGAATTATACGGAAAATTAGAAAAATGGAAAAATAAAAAATTTAAAAAATACGCCAACAGTAAAAAAAGAAAACTTGACGAAGTTAGTTTTAAGAATATTATTATTAAAAGTATCGAAGCGATAAAGAAAATTATATGAAAGCATTAAAAAATCTAAAAAATCCATTTATTAAAGTAACTTGGGAAGATATACCAGAAAATTTTACACAAGAAAGAATAAAAAGGGTTAGAAGTTACTTCCAAAATAAGTACAATTCTAAAAACGTAACAATCTTAACTAGAGGTATAGATAGAAAATCAGGTAAAGAACTAGATTTAGATTTAGAACAAAATATATTAGACACAGCATACCAAAGAAATTTAATGTCACAATTTGTAATGACAAATGATATGGGTGTCGATATAAATTTACTAAAAAGATTAGATGATAAGGTAAATGCAGAATTATCTGATGCTGTAGAAATAGATACAAAATATAAGAGAGTTTATATAAAAAATATTAAATTTTCTAATTTTTTATCTTTTGGTGATAATAATTATTTGGATGTTAAAAAATTAGGTGGGATAACAGTAATAGATTCTAACCCACCTAACTTTGGTGGTAAATCTGTACTCGCAGTAGACCTAATATTATTTTTATTTTTTAATACCACTACAAAATCTACTAAAGCATCTGAAATATTTAATAGGTTTAAAAAATCAAACGAAGTTTTTGTACAAGGTGAGGTAGAGATAGATGGTCGTGACTATATTATTGTTAGAAAAGTAAAAAGAAGAAAAACTAAAAAAGGTGACTGGTCAGTTAGTACAAACCTAGAATTTTTAGAAAGAAAAAAAGATGGGTCACTACAAAATTTTACTGGTGAACAAAGAAGAGAAACCGAAAAGTTCATAAAAGAATCTATTGGAACTATGAACGATTTTTTATTAACAGTACTATCAACAGCATCTAATCTAGAATCACTAATCGAATCAAAACCAACAGAGAGAGGAAATATACTTAGTAGATTTATAGGTTTGGAGGTTTTAAAAGATAAAGAAAAAGTTTGTAAAGAGATGTACTCAAAATGGTCTAAAACTTTAATTTCTAATGTGTATAATATAGAGGAATTAAAGGAAGAGATAAAAAAATATATTGAAGAAAAAGATAACTTAATAAAAACTAATTCAACAAATAACGATAATTTAAAAATTTGGGATAAAGAACTAAAAGAAAAAAATATCTCCAGAGATAAGTTAATAAGTCAAAAAATAAGTGACATAGATGTTGAAATACAAAATGTTAATCCAAGACTGGTTGAAAATACTATAGAACAAGAAGAAAAAGAATTAAAAGATTTAAATGTAAAATTAAATGTTTATGGTGATAAAGAAATACCAGAAGAAATAGATTTAGAATTTTTAAGAAAACAAACTAAAATTAGAGAAGAAACTAATATACAAAATATAAAAAATAAAACTAATTTAAAAAATTTAACTAATACCTTAAAAAATTTAAGAGAATCAGAAATATGTCCTATGTGTAAACAAACACTAAAAGATGTGGACCATAGTGAAGAAATATCTAATTTAGAAGAAGAAACAAAAAGCTTAAATTTAATTATTGAAGACAAAGATTTAGAAATAAAAAAATTAGATAATGAAATAGATGAGTTAACAACCAAAAAAATTGTTTTTGATGAATATGAAAAAGAACTTCTTAAAAAAGAAAGATTAATTTTAGAGGTTGGACAAAAAGAATTAGGGTTGGAAAAATTAAAAAATAAACTTACTAAATGGAAAGAAAATAAAGAAAGATTAGAAAATAATACAAAATTAGAAAAACAAATTTTAACTATAAATTCAGAAATAGACGTATTAAAAAATAAAAAAGAAAATATATTTAGGGAGGTTGAGTATAACAATAATAGAGTAGAAACAATAGAAAACTCAATAAATGAAAATCAAAACAAAATAGAAAAAATAAAAAAAGAAAATAACGTAGAAAAAATTTTTAGAGCTTACTTAACAGTATTTGGTAAAAATGGTATAATAAAAACAATTGTTAAAAGTGTTGTACCTAAATTAAATAATGAGTTAATGAGACTATTATCAGATGTTACAAATTTTATGGTAGAAATCAGAGTTAATGATAAAAATGAAGTTGAATTTTGGATGGTAGACAATCAAACTAATGTTGAAAAATTATTATCTACTGGTAGTGGGTTTGAAAAAACTCTATCTTCGTTAGCGATAAGAACTGTTTTAACAAAAGTTTCCTGTTTACCAAGACCTAATATTACTGTATTCGATGAGGTATTAGGTAAAGTTAGTAATGAAAATTTAGACCAAGTAGGGGTATTTTTTAGTAGGATTAAGGATTATTTTGAAAACGTTTTTTTAATCACCCACAATCCACTAGTTAGAGAATGGGCAGACAATAACATAACAATTAAAAAAGAAAATAATATTTCAAAACTTATTTAAATATTTATAATTATGAAACCTAGAGTAAAAAAGTATCTATTATTTATGTTTGGAAATTGGGAAACAATAGAAAGAAATGCCCCAATAATGAATAACATCAGAGATATTATGGAAACAATAGTTACTACACAAGAATTTACTTTTGTAACAGGAGACAAAGTTATTATAATGTGTATAAAATCCGAATTAACATTTGAAGACATAAATCAAATACTACAAGAATTTTTAGAACCACACATTTCTACTTATTTTTTAATGCCTAAACCTAGAAAATTAGGGTATAGGTTAGATGAAAATTTAGAAAATCACTTATTTGGTAAAGCACCTTTTCACCCACAATTAAATGTAGACCCTAGAGTCGCACAGGCTTTAGCAGACCAACTAAAGAATTTAATGAGTAACAAAATTAATAGATTAAAAGAGACTTTACTAAACCCTATAGAAAAAACAAAAACCCACCAACTAAGACCTCTAAATGTGGATAATGTACTGGACAAGATAATCGATGAGGGTATGGAAAGTCTAACACAAGAAGAACTTGATTTCTTAAAAAAATATAATAATATTTAATAAAATAAGTTTAAAAAAATATTGTTATATGAAATTTAATACAGCAGAATACAAATTATCATTATTCACAGAAGATGTGTGTGAAGACTGTCAAACCCTAAAAGAAATACTTAAACAAAATAACATCCCATTCACCAATCTAAGTATAACCACTAAAGTAGAATCAGAAAAACAAAAAAAAATTAATTCTGCTAATAGATGGGACTTTATAGACGCGGAAAGAGATACTAATGATGGACTTAACTGGTTTACACCAGTTATGATTGTAGAAAGTGTTGACGGGAAGACATTCTATATACCATCAGTCCAAGACAAAGTAAATTGTGATGAAGGAAATTGTATCAATACTATGACATCAGAAAATGTAAACAAGGTTTTAACACCATATCTAATTTAAAATTTTATCGTAAAATACATAATAATTAAAATTTATTTGTTATATTTGTACAATATTTAGTATGAACTGACAAAAAGTCAGTACTAAATTAATGGTACACTATTTGTAATAAAATAGCTATATAAACGTTTAATAAATAAAAAGTAATTATATGTCAAAAAATACATTCATAAATCAAACAGAAATATCCCAATACCTAAAAGACGTTAGAAAAAGAAAAGTTTTAACACCGGATAGAGAAAAAGAATTAGCTAAAATGATGTTAAATAATGAACTATCTCTACAAGAGAAAGAAAAAGTACATCTAGAATTATTAGAGGGTAATCTAAGATTTGTTATTAGTGTAGCTAAAGACTATCAGGGACAAGGTATGGATTTACCGGATTTAATAGCTGAGGGTAATTACGGACTTTTAAAAGCAATCAATAACTTTAAATGGGAAAAAGGTTTTAGATTTATATCATACGCGGTATGGTGGGTAAAACAATCAATACTACAGTCTTTAAATGAACATGCACGTACTATAAGACTACCAGTAAATATTATACAAGAGTTACATAGAGAAAGGAAAAAAGTTAGTGAAGAAATAACTAAATTGAATAGTAAGTTAGCTATGTTACCAACAACAATTAACTACGATAGACCAATAAATGAAGAAGGTGATACTTTGATAGATATTCTTATAAATAAAGATGCTGATAATCCAGAAGATGCTTTTGCTGATGAAGTAAATCTAAAAGATGAACTAACTAAGTTAATGTCAGTTTTAGACGAAAGGGAAAAAAATATAATAATAGATTATTATGGTTTACATAATACACCTATGACTTTACAAGAAATAGGAGACGGACTATCACTAACAAAGGAGAGAGTTAGACAAATAAAAGAAAAAGCCTTACGTAAACTTAGAAATGATAGCTACCAACTATTAGAATACCTAACAGATTAATATTTATCAATAAAAGGATAAATGAAAAAAAGATTGTTTCCATTATTAATAGCTTTATCCGCATTAGCGGTATCTGGTAGTGCAGCATTCTATTCGGTGTTTGGATTAAGTAAACTATTCGCCGGAGCCTCCACCCAGGTAATAATAATGGCCGGTTCACTAGAATTTGCAAAACTAGTAGTAGCTTCACTACTATACCAATACTGGGATACAATTAATAGAGCTTTAAAAATCTATCTTTCATTAGCTTGCTTTATACTCATATTAATTACAAGTGGGGGTATATATGGATTTTTATCAGGAGCTTACCAAGAGACAGCAACCAAATCCGAGTTATTAGACAAATCTTTAGCTATACTAAATCAAAAACAAATAAGATTTGAAGAACAAAAAACAGATTTAACTATTGAAAAAACTCAATTAAATAAATCAATTTCTGAATTAAGAGTATCCCTATCAAACCCAAGTTCAGTATCATATTATGATAAAGAAGCCGAACAGGTAATAACAACTACATCTAGTTCTACGAGACGAGCTTTACAAAAAGAATTAGAAAACACAATAAAAGATAGAGATGACGTTAACATAAAATTAGAAGCTGTTCTTGATTCTATAAATTCAACCGACGTATTATTATTAGATAAAGAAGTTAGTAACGAAGCTGAAAGAGAACTGGGACCTTTAAAGTATTTGGCGGAAACTACCGGTAAACCAATGAATGAGGTTGTTAATTGGTTTTTATTATTAATTATATTTGTATTTGACCCACTAGCAATTGCATTAGTTGTGGCAGCTAATTTTGCATTTGCACAGATAAAATCAAAAAAAGAAGAATTTATAATTCAAACTGGTGGAATTAGTCCTAAAGATGTAAAAATGTCAAAACCAAACGGGTTAGAATTTAACACACCATATAACATGGAAGAAGTTTCAAAAGCTTTTGCTAGACAAGATAAAAAAGATAGGAATATTGAAGAAGAATTATATACGGAAGAAGATGAAAAACGAATGAATGTTATAGGTCAAAATGGGAATGATGGAATACATTATGATAAAGAAGACAATTATAAAAATTTAATTACAACAACAAAAAATTTAACAGAAGAAGAGGTTGAAAATTTGAGTAAAGAAATAGCAAAAACAGAAAACACTATAGAGGAAAATCCAATAAATCCCACCAAAAAAGAACTTGAAAAATTAGCCGAAGCACTTAATATTAATTATAGTGATGAAAACGTAGATTTAGACAGACTAACAGATACGACACAGACATTAATAAATAAAGTTGTAAACTCTAAAGATGAAGAAAACAAAAATACACTCAAGTACGAAGGTAGAAAGTAAACAAATTCTTTTATGTAATACAAATAGAAATAGTCAAGATTTCTTAAATTCATTAAAATTTAGATTAAATGGTAATTACAAAAAAATACCTAATTATTTAATAGAAAAATCTGGAAAAATACATAATTTAAATAATCAAGATGTAACATCTCACTATTTAGATGGTTATACCCATACAGGTGTTGTTATTATTTGTTTGGAAAATTTAGGTTGGTTAAAAAGAAGAAGTCAAGACGGAAAGTTTGTTGATTGGTTAGGTGATATTTATACTAATAAAGTCCATGAGAAAAAATGGAGAGGTAAATATTTTTGGGATATTTATAGTAATAAACAGATGGAGAGTACTTTAAAACTAGTTAAAGATATTTGTAAAAAACAAAACATACCACAAGATTTTATAGGACATAATGTTTTAGTAGATGGAATAGAAAATTTTAAAGGTATTGTTTCCAGAAGTAACTATAATGAATATTGGACCGACATAAACCCATCTTTTAATTTTGAATTATTATGAAAAAAACTATTATTAAAAATTATACAGAGTACCAAAACGATAAATATGATGAAATGAAGTCTCTTTTAAATAAATCTAAAAGATTATTTGAACAAGTAGAGGATGAACAACAAATGCAAAGAGACGAAGAAAAAACAAAAGAATATGAAGTTTCTAGTGGTAAAATAGTGGTACACGGTTATACTACCACAGATATTACATTAACTGACGAGGAAAAAAATACCTACCAAGAGACTATGGACGACTTTATAGAACAAGTTTCTGATTTAGTAGATTATAATTCTTTAAACATATATGATAATAATGTAGAATGGTCTGGACAATTAGTAAAATTTGATACAGAATTCTTCTACACAGTAGGTGAGAGAAACGGTGTTTATATAACAGGTAGTATGATTAAAGTAGACGAAGAAACTCTTGAAATGTTAAATAATCTAAAAGATTATTACCAAATATTTTCAGCGAAATGGGCAAAAGTATTGGCTGATAGAAAGTCAACTAAAAAAATGGAAGACGAAAATAAATAATATGGAATTTTTAAAAAAATCATGGAAATGGGTAATTGGGGTTATAGGATTTTTTATAGGCTTTGTATGGTTTATGAATAACAACTCAACTAAAAAGGTTAAAAAAATAAAAAAGAGTATTAAAAACAACCAAAAGAAAACAAAAGAAGTTGATAAAAAAATAGAAAACATAAAAAAGAAAAAGAAAGTTACAAAGAAAAAAATTGCTGATGTAGATAAGGAATTAAAAGAACTTAAAACAAAAAAACCTAAAGTAAAAAAGAAAACAGGAAAACAATCCACAAAGGCATTAAAAGACAGACTTAAAAAAAATAATTAAAAATGAAAAATTGGACAGAAAAATCATGGGGACTATTAGTTATGATGATTGTATCTTTAATGATTATGGTACATGTATCTTGTAGTACCACTAATAAAACTATCACACATGGTTGTGATTTAATGAAAGAGGGTAAAAGATGTCTTCCCGACCATTCTTGTTGTAAATAAAAATGAAAAAACTAATAATAATATTATTATTGCTTACTCCAGTATGGGCCTTTAGTCAAACACATACTTTTACTGAAAAAGAGGTAATTGAAATGGATTCCTTGTTTCAAGTATACGAACAAAATGATAGTCTACAGAAACTAGAGATTAATTTACTTAAAACTCAATTAATAAATTATAAAACTCTACACACCCAAGATAGTTTACATTTAGCTTTTATGACGGAAAAAACAAATCTATTAAATCAAAGAATAGATTTATATATAGATTTAACAAAAGAACTACAACCAAAATGGTATAACAAACCCGTAGTTCACTTCTTTTTAGGTGCAGCAACAATTGTTACAGCTTCTTGGGTCGTATCTAATGTTAAGTAATATTTATAAGTAATGGCACTAACAAAAACAGATAAAGACGAAATTGCTAGAATAGCAAGAAAAGAGATTAAAGATTTTATGTCTAAACCTCAGTTTAGAAATGAAATTCAAAAACTTGTCGTAGACGAAATCAAAAAAGGTAGAAATACCAGAAATGAAATTGTAGATATAGTTAGTAAAGTTATGTTAGAGTTATATAAAACTTTTTGGTTTAGACGTAGTATGTGGCAATCAGAAATAAAAAGAGTAAGATAAATGGGGATAAAAGACAATTTCCAAAAAAGTTTAAATAAGGCTATAGAAGGTAAAGATAAAATGTTTTACAAATCTTTATTAAAAAATGCTAAAGATTTAGAAGAAAAAGAAAATATGAAAAAACATAAAGGAAAAACTTGTGAAGAAATTCACCCAGAAATAACTCACGAAGACTGGGAAAAAAATGAACAAAAAGAAATGGAAGAAGCTACGACTTCAGCAAGTGCAGGAGCTTTTATGGCTCCTATGGGGATGGACCCTAGATTCGCAGGTAAAAAGAAAAAAAGGAAGAAAAAAGAAGAAGTTGGTGAAGCTACAACAGCTGCTAGTTCTGGACAATACGCGACACCAAGGTTCTTAGCAAAAAATGAAAAAAATTGGAGAGGAGCATCAAAAACACAGTGGCCTGGTGGAAAATTTGTAAAAGTAAAAGATAAATGTAAAAAATTTCCTTACTGTAACCAAGGAGATATAAATGCTTTGGATTTATATGAAAATAAAAAAATCGCAAAGGCAATTGATGAGGTCGCTAAAAAAACAGGTAAAGGTAAAAACTATATAAAACAATTAGTAAAAAAAGATTTAGAGGAGATTATAAGACGCAGTATTTATAAATCACCTATAACTTCTATATTAGGTCCTAAAACTAAAATGAATGCACCAATAGGTAAAATTTTTACAATGGGGTCTAATGTAGGTGGAAAATACGAATAAATAGATATTTATAATAAAAAGAAATTATGTCAATCAAAGATACAGTATTAGCTTCAAGTCCTGATTTGGACAAAATTATAGAAAAATCAGTTAAAAGAATTGGTGAAAATCATTCATTAGCTAGAGATAATAAAGGTGTGGAGATGCGTCCAGCTGAAATAGAAGAAGACAGAAAAGAGTGGAGAGAGACCACTACAGTTATAGAGGAGTCTTTGAAAGCTGTTGCTGATGAAATGGCAGAAAAAATGGTATTAGAGAATACAATAGATAATATGGTAAAAGACGTTTTAAAAAACGAAAAAGATAATTCAACCAAAGAAGTAAAAATAGAAGAAGGGACTAAAAACACTATAAAAAAATTAGTTAAGAAAAAATTAGAAAAAACAAAAAATATTTCTGAAGGTAGTAAAGTACCAGGATACGATGCTTATGAAAAAGCTGTTAAAAAATCTAAAACTCAGAATGATGAAGCTATGAAAGAAACAGAAAAGAAATTTAAGGATTATGCAGACTTTGAAGGTAATTCTAACCCAGAATTCCCTAACCAACAAAATTCTACAACTGATACACATTCACCTATGTATAGAAATACTACTGAAGATGAAGAATTTGTTGAAGATTTTGCCTATCCAGGGTTACAGGATTTCGATGCACATAACCAAAATATGGAAAGATTAGCTGATTATTTAGAAGGTAGTTCAGAAACTGGTAATGCACAAACAGATGAAGACGGCAAAGCTGTAGGTAATGTAGTACCTAGTGATTTAGGAGAAAAAATGCTTAAAAATAAAAAACGTAGAAAAGAAAAGATAGACGCACAAAAAGCGTCAATGACTAATTTAAGAGGGATAACACCTGATGTACAAAAAGTAAAACAAGTTAAAGAAGGTGTAGATTTAAATATAGAAGAAATGAAAAAATTGTGGTCCTATAATAAAAAGACACAATAAATCTATTTACCACCCAATCTCTATACCTATCTTTATAATGATAAAAGATATGGAAAGGAAAAGATTATTACCTGAAGAATTTTTAAATTATGTAACTAAAAGAATTAGTTATGAAGAAATGCGCATGTGGGTTAAGGTCAATAATATTAATGTTGAAAAAACAGAATTATTTTTTGATTTAGTAATATCTTTATTTTATCTTATAGAAGAGACATATTTGGGTAAAGATGTTATAAAAACTGAGGAAGACAAAAAAGGTCATTTTGATTGGTGTTGGAAAATAACACTTGATAATTTTGATAAAGAAAATATAAAATTTAATTATAAAGGAGAACATTATAATTATTTTTATCATTTTTTTTATGAAGGGTTTTACAATAATGAAATAGATGATAAAATAAGTAAACTAAAAAAATTTTTAGTAGAGTTGTTCCAATTATATAAATTAAAAACAGAATCAGAATTAGATGTATTATCAGAAATTTACAAGATATTAGAAAATAACTTGACTGTTAATGAATAATTTTTTAAAATTAAATCATGAGAATATTAAATATAATTAGTAATGAAATAATCATTGAAAAACAAAAGCTAGAAAATGAGTTGGAAAGGGTTTTAAATAGCCCCGAACTCCCAACAGAAAAAATGGTTAAAGAATCATTAAAATTATTAAATAAACTGACACAAGTTAGTAATACAATGTTAACTTGGGAGTCATACATAACTAAATATAAAAAAGAAGAATAAAAATATTATGGAAACATTAACACAATTAGAAACATTAGTAACATCTATAAAAGTAGATGCTGAGAAATTTTTTGATAAAAAAAATAAAAGCGCTGGAATTAGAGCTAGAAAATCAGCACAAGAACTTAAACAAGTTCTACAAGAATTAAGAAAAGAAATACTAGAAGAAAGTAAAAAATAAATGAATAGTTGGATTTACACTTTAATGTTTATATTTTCCCTACTGGTAATTGGGAGAAATATTTTTTTAGTTTTAACTAAATTATTTTCAGCTGAACCGTCAACCTATAAACTAAACTATAGAGAACTACTGTTATTAGGTATTTCTTTATCTTATTCATTAACATTTATTATACACTAAATGGGATTATACGAAGAAATATCAAAATTAAGTGGGTATTTTAATAGCCTTAGAATACACGAAGGTTTATTAGTAATAGACTTAAAACTACCTATAGATTGGAAAGTAAAAGAAATAGTGGGTAGTAGAGGAAATAAAATCCAATTACAAAAAGGTAGTGAAAGTAAAACACAAAAAATAGTTTCATTTTTTTCTTCTTTTGAGGAAAAGGAAAGTGTAATACTAGAAGAAGAAGTTTTAGCTGTAATAAAATGGAATATAGAAACGGAAGAAAAACAATTATTACTACAACAAAAAATGATTGAGTTGGAAAAAGTATTTAATGAAAATGATATAAATTCTTTAAGAAATTTAGATATAAATTTTAAAACAAATCTTTTAAATTTAAATGGAGAAACAAAAATTGGGCCGTTGGTTAGAGAAGGAGATGGAGAAAGACCAGAACGAGATACTACAACATAAAAAAAAGCTAATAAATCAAATAAAAAAAGAAGGGGTAACAGGAATTATGTCTAAACCTAAACCTAAAAAACAAAAAGGGGTATGGAAAAAAATCAAAAAGTTTTTAGGTATTTAGGTGAATGTGCAGAAATAGCTGAAAAACTAGAAAAAGAAAATCTATTCACCAACACAAAAGTTACTCTAAACACAAATCCCAAAAATTACCTAGAAATAATCCAAGAAATAGAAGAATTTGTTAAGAGTCGAGTAAATAGAAATCAATCAACAATATCATTAACTATAGGAAAAACAGAATTTATATTTAATAGAGACTAATAAGTAAATTGTTTCCTTAAAAATTCTCGTTTATAACCAACACCAACCAACAAATCATAAAGTTGTTTACGTTGTACAGTATTAGTATCAGACACAAACAAACAATCATATCTACCATTATCTAAAAAGTCTAACTCAATAATTTTTAATAATCTAGTTGCGTCAGAAATTGTTTTCAAACTAAAAAGATTAAATATTTCATCTTTTTGAATTACTAGTTTATTATTTAAAGTAAAAACTTGTTTAAAATCTTTAGAATTCAGATATGTTTGTATTAAGTCATTAAAATTTATTTTATTTTTAGTATGATGGTCATAAATCATTTCTTCCTTCCAGTAAGGTAGTAACTTAATTATATTATAGTTAGATTCTCCTAGACTAATTTTTTTATTTCTACCCATCTCATCTTTAACAAAAATACTTTCTTTTGATGTTTCAGTGGTTATAATAGATAACTCAAACATAACCTTTTTACGAGAAATATATTCTGTTATGAATTTAGGCTTTTTTTCTCCGATAAGTTTATTATATTTGTTTAAAATACTTTTTTTATTATTTGAAGAAAAAAATACTTTATTTCTTTCTCCATTTTTAAACAAAACTATTTTATATTTATTACGATTATAACTCATATGAATAAAGATTACTATAAAACTCTAAATATAAATAGAAATGCAACTCAAGATGAGATAAAAAAGTCATTTCGTCAATTATCTAAACAACATCACCCAGATAAGGGAGGTGATGAAAATGTATTTAAAGAAATTTCAGAAGCTTATGATACATTAGGCGACCCCAACAAAAGACAAGAATACAACCATAAATTAGATAATCCTTTTCATAACGGTGGGGATGTTAATATGGAAGATGTATTTAATCAATTTTTTAGACAAAATCAGCAACATAGACAAGTTAGGAAGGGTAAAAATTTAAGTATACCGTTAACTATATCTCTAAATGATGTATTTTTTGGTACAACAAAAAAATTACGTTACAATAGAGATATTAATTGTGGTACATGTAGGGGTACCGGTGGACAAACACAAATGTGTGGTAGTTGTAATGGTACTGGTGCTTTAGAACAGGCAGTTGGAAATGCTTTTTTTAGACAAATAAGAAGAGTAAAGTGCCCAAATTGTGGCGGTAGAGGTAAAACAGTTATAAACGCTTGTTTTAAATGTGGAGGTGTCGGAAAAGAAAAAAAAGAAAGTATAATAGATTTCCCAATCCCAAAAGATTTGATGACTGGACAAGTATATACTTTTAGAGGTATGGGTGAGGAGATTGAAAATGGACAACCGGGAGACTTACAAATACAAGTTGTTATATCTAGACATGAACATTTTAAAATTTCAGATAGAGATTTACTTTACGAACCAGAAATTAGTATTTTAGATTTTCTATTAGGTAGAATTATAGAAATACCCTACTTCACTGGATATATAAATACAAACATACCACCTTGTAGTCAACCTACAACAACATTTAAAGTTGGTGGTAAAGGACTTATGAAAAATAATGGATTAAGTGGTGATATTTTAGTTAGACCTAAAATTAAAATGCCTACAAGATTAAGTGCACAAGAAGAACAAATAATTAGGGGATTATATAACTCAGAAAGTTTTATAAAATAGAAATAATAAATTTTATTATAGATATGTAACCTATAATCATAGGTACAAAACCAAACAATATAACAACAAATCTTTCTCCTGGACTTACTTGACCTAAAGTTTTGTCATAAACTTGTTCTTCCATAGTTTTAGAAACGTTTAGAAGATTTTTTTGAATCCTATTAGCTTCATTTAGTATTTTTTGAGACTTACAACTTTTACAACCCATAATTTTTTTATTTAAAAATAAATATTACAATTCGTAAGTAAACAAAACTTGAAAAGACTATTAAAATATATTATTATTATAACATGGGAGAACAAACAACAATATTTGATATTATAGAAAATGAAGAAATTTTTGACTTTGAAGGCCAAAAACAAAATCTAATTAATAATTTAGAGATGTTAAAATCTATGTCAGTACAAGAACAAACTCTTTATAAAAAATGGCAAGAAATGAATAAGGGTGGTAAAATGTCAAAAATAAAAAAGAAGTTATATCCATATAAAGAAAATTTATGGAAACCAACCTTTTTAATAGATACGTTACAAACAATAACAGAAATTGAAAACTTAGAACCTTATGTTGAAATGGCAACACCTGGTAAGGGGGTAACAGAGTGGGTAAACTACCGTAAACTTATACATACAATGGAATGGGTTGCAAATCCTGGAAGAAACATGAAATTCTGGGTTAAGGATAGAAAAACAGAAAAAGTTCTTGGATTGATTTGTTTGGGGTCTGATGTGACTAGTATTAAAGTTAGGGACGCTTATATAGGTTGGGATAAAACTAATAAATTCGACCAACACAAACTAAACAATACAGCAATTGCTACCACTATATGTTCCACTCAACCAGGTGGATATAATATGTTAATGGGTAAATTAGTGGCAGCTCTAACAACATGTAAAACTATTAGAGATGCTTGGGAAGAAAAATATGGAGACAAACTAATCGCTGTAGGAACAACATCTCTATACGGTATCAACTCAATGTATAATGGTATGCCACACTTCAAAACTATGGGAGAAACATCTGGTAAAGTAAGATTAAAACCAGATGACGAAGCTTATTTACCTTGGAATAAATGGTTAAAAGAAAATCACCCAGAAGAACATAAAAAAGCTATAAACGCTACGGGACCTAAACAGAACGTTCTTAACAAAGTTTTTAAACATTGTGGTATAAAGGGTTCAGATTATGACCACGGATTTAAGAGAGGGGTCTATCTTGCAATGATGTATGATAATGGTTGTGAGTTTTTAAGAGGTGAAATAGAAGAAAAAGACCTAATTTTAAAAAAGAAATTTAAAGAAGATATATCTTATACTGAAAAATGGTGGAAACCTAAAGCTATCCGTAGATATGAAAATATTTGGAAACAAAGTAGAATTAAAGAAGAACAATTATTTTACTGGGATGTGATTGATTTATCCTGGGAAGAAACGAAAGAAAAATATATAAAAGAAGTAGGAAGATAAAATGTTACAAACAATACTATTAATATCATTATTCATTCTAGAAATACTTGCTTTTGGGTGGTTAATTTGGGAGGCAAGAGTAGGAAGAGAAAAAAGAGAACAGATAATCCAGTTAGAAAAACAAATATTAAAACTAGAAAGAGTTATAATAACAATGGAAAGAACAATAATTAAAAAAATAGATAAAAATAAATAAAATGGAAGAAATATTAATTTACACACAACATTACGCAAATAGTATAACCGAAATTTATTTAACAGAAGACAAAAAAACAGTAATCCAAAAAAAATGTCTATATTCTTCATGTGGTGAATATAGATATGATATAGATGAATACTTGGATAAAAAAATGGTAGGGTATAGACAAATTAGAAAACAAGTCAGTAAAACTAATTATATTATAGATATTGATGGGACTATTTGTGACGACATCCCAAACGAACAATTTGAAAGAATGGCTAACGCAAAACCATACCATAATTCAATAGAAACAATTAATAAATGGTATGAAGAAGGCAATATAATTACCTTTTTTACATCTAGGAAAGAAGAACATAGAGAAATTACTGAACAATGGTTAAGAGACAATGAAGTAAGATGGCATTACATAATTTTCGGTAAACCAAGAATCCACGAAGATGTTACAGAGTATCATTACATAGACAACCATAAAGTTAGAGCTACTCGATATAAAAAAGACAGTGTATGGGGTGATTTAGTAAGTAAAACAAAAGAGATAAAAGTTTTCCCCAAATAATACAATAAAATAATAAAAAAGTCGTATATTTGTACTATGGAAACAAAAGAAAAATCAAACTGGGACACATACGACTTCCAAGACTGGGTTATTAGAAACATACATCTTGTCTTAGGAAAAAAAGAACTAGATTTATTTCTAAAAAATAATTTTGGGTATAATGACCTAAAACTTTTTGGTAAATTAGAACAAGCAGAAAATCTAAAAAGTATATACCAAAATAGGATGTTTGATAAGATGATTACCTATAGTGGTAATTTAAAATGGACTAGTATTAATTTTTAAAAAGTAAAATAAAATGGGTGGAAGCACAACAATGGAAAAAAGAGGTCACCATATCTGTAAAATGGTGAATTATGAAGTTAGACAAAAAATAACAAAAGAAACCTCAAAGAGAATAGGGGGTAAAATAGTAAAAACTCCAGGTGATGTAGAAGTTATGATTTACAAGACTAAAAGTAAGTTAGAGGGTGGAATGAAAGATATTAAAGTAGCTGCACAAAAAATCTATGACATACTTAAAAAAGAGGGTAAAACTACTAACATAGATAAAAAATTGATTAAAAAATATAATTTATCATAATATTTATGTACATGGATGTTAATCTACATATCTATTTAAAAAGATTGAAAGAGTTTTTTGAAAACGACAAACAAGCGAGAGAAGATATGTTTGGTCAAACACAAGTTTCTATGGAAGAATTTTTTAAAATGGTCGCAAAACAAGCGACCATTAATATTAAAAAGAATGGAGACCCTATGTTAAGTGGTACTGAAATGTTAGAAATTGTAACAGATTTAGCTTTAAAAGATGTTGAAAAAGAATTAGACGTTAAACAGTTTATTAAAAGAGAACAAGAAATAGAAAAAGTATTTATCCACGTAAAAGATGGTTTTCCACCATTTTGTCTAAATTAAATAAAATATCTTTATTGACAATAATTTAACAATTAATTAATTTTAAGTTATGACAAACAAACTAGATAAATCTAAAAAAGTGGTCAATGACTTATTATTACAAAATTATACACCTGTTTTAATGGTTAAATTATCCACACCTTCAACCATAAGACTAGGTGAAAATTTAGAAAAATTTGCATTAGACATAAGTAAAAAAACCGGATATGAGGTACTTATGTTTCCGAATGAAGAGGAAACCGATTTAAAACTAGTTAGTGTGTGTGGGAACGAAACAGAAGAAATAGAAGAACTAAGAGAATATATTTTTACTAAATACAAATCCCAAAGTTTAGAAAATACACCATTTACTAAGATTAAAGATATAATTAAAAAAAGAAAATAAAGTGAGTGGTAAACAACATAACCAATGGGCCAGATACACGGTGGCAAGAGAACATCGATACTTAGATGATGCGTCATATACTAAAGAATCAAATAAACATCATAAGGTATTCAGTGAATGGTTAAATACTAATTTTAGTGGTGAAAATCTAAAAATAATTGATATTGGTTGTGGAAATGGAAGGGTTTTAGAAATAATTAATAACCCACCAACAAGTACATTAAATAATATTAATTATATTGGGTACGATATAAATACGTTTTGTTTGGATAAAGCCATCAAAAGATATGAAAATTGTAAAAATGTAAAATTTATAGAGTTAGATATTGATTACGAAAAAATTGATGAAAAAGTAGACATTATATACATAGATAGTATTTTACCGATGCTTAAAAATCCATATAAAACAGTTCTTGAATTGTTAAATATATGTGATTATATTTTCTTCAATAGAACAACAATACATCTAGGGGATATGGATGATATACAACAAACTAATGAATGGGCTGGTATGGTTGAGGAACAAGTATCATGGGTTATGAGCGAAAAAAAGTTAAATAATTTTTTAGAAAAAAATAATTTAAAAATTGAAGTATTAGATTATGAACGTATATACCTGAATAGTACAATAATTGATTTATCACAATTACCTGATAAGGAAATAGATGAGATGGGGGAAAGTTATTTAATAGGTAATAAAAAATATACTAATGGGTTTGTAATAAATAAAATTAAAAATGGGTAAAGAAAATAATGAAATGGTTGACCACCCAAGTCACTACGGAGGTAAAAATAATTTATACGAAGCTATTAAAGTTATTGAAGCTTGGGATTTAGGGTTTAACTTAGGGAATTCAATAAAATATATTTCCAGAGCAGAGAAAAAAAATAATAAACTAGAAGACTTAGAAAAAGCTAGTTGGTATATAAACAGAGAAATAAATAAAATAAAAAATGAAAGGTAAAATTAATACAGATAAAGGAACGATGGTGGTAGAGTTCTATGAAAAAGATGCACCAAACACAGTAAATAATTTTGTTAAATTAGCAAAAGACGGATTTTATAAAAATTTAAATTTCCATAGAGTTATACCTAATTTTGTAGTACAGGGTGGTTGCCCTAATGGTACAGGAGCTGGTGGACCAGGATATAAAATAGATTGTGAACTAAATGGTGATAATCAATATCACGATAAAGGAGTTTTATCTATGGCACACGCAGGAAGAAATACGGGAGGTTCACAATTCTTTATTTGTCATGGGAGACAAAACACACAACACTTAGACCGTAATCACACTTGTTTTGGTAAGGTTGTAGAAGGACTAGATGTTATAGATAAAATACAACAAGGAGATACATTTAACGTAGAGATAGAGGGTTAATGAAAACTAAATTATCTGATAATGTAGGTAACACTCCTCTAATACCAATAACTATAGGTAGTTATACAGTTTGGGGAAAAGCTGAATTTATGAACCCAAGTGGTTCTGTTAAAGATAGAATGGCAACATTTATCATTAATAACGCGGAAAGAAAGGGGTTAATCATCAAAGGAAGTACTTTATGTGAAGCCACTAGTGGTAATAGTGGGATTGCTTTTGCTATGTTAGCAGCTGAAAGAGGTTATAAAATGGTTATAATTATGCCTTCTAATATGTCCGAGGAACGTAAAAATATGTTTAGATATTATGGGGCTGAATTAATAGAAGTTGAGGATGGTGATTTTGATGGGGCAATAGACCTAAGAGATAAGATGTGTGAGGATAAGGGATGGTTTAATTGCAATCAATTTCATAACCCACTTAACATTCAAGCACACTACCAAACCACAGGTCCAGAATTTTATAATCAATACAAAGAACTTAAAGGTGAAAAATCACACCCAGCTGTTTTTGTGGCTGGGACAGGTACTGGTGGTACTTTAATGGGTACGGATAAATTTTTAAAAGAAATGTGGCCAAATATAAAATCAGTAGCTATTGAACCAGCAGAAAGTGCGGTAATGTCAGGGTTTGAACCAGGTCTTCATGGTATACAAGGAATAGGTGATGGTAGTAAATTTTTGGTAGATTTGGATAGGGTTTCAGAAGTAAGAATGGTTAGTACAGAATGTGCTAAGGCATGTGCAAGACATTTAGCTAAAAATTATGGCCTATTTATTGGTATAAGTGCAGCAGCAAACGTATTTGCGTCATTTCAGTGGTTAAGGGATAATGATGAAACGGATGCTATAACTATATTGTGTGATAGGGGAGAAAGATATTTTAGTTGTATGTAAATAACTATAGTTTATTTATAAGAGTAAGTCGTTTATGATTATATTTATTGTAAACGACTTTTTTATGCGTATAATAATTACAGAAAATCAATACGGTAGACTTTTTGAACAAGAGGAAGTTAAGTGTGTACCTACTGGAGAAACAAAATTCTCTAAAGTGGACATTTCTTTTTATGATATGTTATATAATAATAGTATTTTAAATTATGGTGATTACGATTTAGATAAAACCCACCCAATATACGTCATTCAAAAAAAATTAGGTATAAGTAGAGATGGGTATTATGGTAAAGATATGTTAAAAGCTTTGTCCACTCAACTAGATATAGATTTGTGTAAACAAATTAATAACAATATACCCATAGGACCCAATGGTTTAAAAAAATTAGATTTATATATAGAAATACCAGAAGATGATGAAGATTACATATTAGCATCAACACTTGTAGGAGAAAATCAAATAGCTGGAGAAAAAGAATTAAAAGCTATACTGTCAACAATAAAAAACCGAGCTGATAAATGTGGGTATAGTATGAAAGACTCAGTATTAAAAGGAAAACAATACTCAACATGGAATTACTTTAATAGATTAAGTAAAGAAGGGAAGTTTGAAGAGTTACTTAATAGAATAACCAATCAAAAAGTAAAAGGGTTTGATAGTATGTTAAAAATTGTTGAAAATTTTAGTGATGGAGATGTAATTAGGGTAAATCATTACGTAAATCCAGATATTGTAGACTTAAGTAGTAGTAGTACTAGAACTATAGTAAAGTCTTATAATAACAATAAAAAGTCAGCTAAGAAAATAGGTGACCACATATTTTGGTGGGATAAGAGACATCCGTGTTAATCAAATAAGTAGATATTTATATAATATGAAAATCGAGATAACAGAAAAACAATTAAAAGTTATTAATGAATCCCTTTTAAATGAAGGTGGAATTAGAGACATTAATAATTTAGCTAAAAGATACCCTAAAGCAGAAATATACTTTCACCAAGACCTAGACGGTGTGGTATCTGCATTAGGAATGAAAAATTATCTTGAAAATTATGGGATAGAAGTAATAGGTACAAACGTAATTCAATACGGGGATAAAGAATTCTCTGTTAAAAAACCAGATGCTAGTGGTGATGTAATGCCAGTCCTAGTAGATTTTGCACACGGCAAGCCAATATTTAAAATCCATACGGACCATCACGATTCCCAAGCAGGTGTAGAAGATGATACAGCAACACAATTTAGAGGAGCTAGGTCAAATGTAGAAACTATATCACAAACTATAAGTCCTAGTGATATTTTTACTGATGAAGATATTATGATGATTAATACTGTAGATTCAGCAGATTACGCAAAACACAATATTGAACCAGAACAAGTTATGAATTTAGTTAGAGATTTTGAATCTGGTGACCAAACTTATGAAAAAAGATGGATGTTAGGTCTTTTAACCAATAAATTATTATTAGCTTATAAAAACAAACCAGGATTTTTAGAATACCTAGTTATGAATTCGTCCCCTTCTTTAATGAACATATACCAAAACATAACTTCATATGCAAAAGAAAAAGGATTTGCTTCACCAGAGGAAATGGCACAGAATCAAGCAGAATACATAAAATCACAACAAGAAAGTGATAACTTAAATATAGATGATAATATAATTGTACAATATGGTGGTGGAAAATTATTTAAACCAGGTTCTTATGATAGGTACACTCCATTCCAAATATATCCAGACGCAGACTTTTTAGTAATAGCTTGGCCAATGGGTCTAGTACAAGCTTCTTGTAATCCATTTAAAAAAGATAGGGCTTTAAAAGGTGTTAATTTAGGTGATATAGCACAAGAAGTTCTTAAAGAAGTAGAACCACAACTTAAAAAACACCAAGTACCAGTTTCAGTTATTAAAAGAATAGGAGAAACAAAAGCAGAAGATGAAAGTATTGGGTTTAAAACATCTGACCTATTTGCTTTATATAAAGACCATTTACAAAATATGCCTTCACCAGACTCAAAATACTACAATATGGCAGTTAGTATAATTGACACACCTTGGGAAAAATTAAGTGAAAAACAAAAAGCTGTTTTAGATAAGATAACAGTACCAGCATGGGACGTAATTCAAGCTAATAGTGGTGGACATAAATGTATAACAAATATTAGTGGTTTAAATTTCTTTAGTAGAGCTACTAGACAACCAGAAGGACCTTATAAGAAAAAAGCAGATTCTAAACCAACAAGATATGTTGAATTTGTAAAATGGGTTCAAAAACAAATGGTTAATAAAATTAAAGAAACTATAGATACTAATTAGTAAATTTTAAAATATCACCCTCACTTACATTATATTTTCCTGAAGGCAATTCCAAAACTTTATCAGCCACACCATAATAAGATTTACATTTACTTAAATTACAGGGTGGACAATTATAATGAACTTGAGTAACTTTATTCTTAATGATAAAGATTATATCCAAAGAAATTAAACAATCTTTCATCCAGAAAGAACGTTCAGATACGGAAGGAAAAATAAATAACATTCCACCATCAATATATTTCCTACCCATCATACCAGTACTAATGGCATTAGGAGTTGACATAATCTCTAATGGTAGGACTTTATTATCTAAAATAACATTCATATTATTATAAATATTTAGATGGAACAAGAAACAAACAAAGAATTAAAAAAACAAGTGGAAGAGTTAAAAGAACTAGTAGGAACCATTGAGGTTAAAGATAAAGAATCTGTGGCTGACATGAACCACATCAATTCTCAATTAGATAAATTAATTAAAAAATTTGATAAAAATGAAAATAAAAACAAAGATTGAATACATTTGGTTAGATGGTAATAAACCAGAACAAACTTTAAGAAGTAAAACTAAAATTGTAGATTTAGATAGTACTATTACTAAACCAGACCCAGATAATTTACCAGAATGGTCATTTGATGGTAGTTCAACAAAACAAGCTACCGGTAATAATTCAGATTGTATCCTAAGACCGGTAAGGGTTTATCCAGACCCACAAAGAGTAGGGTCTTATCTTGCATTATGTGAGGTATTAAATGAAAAGGGTATGTCACATAAGACTAATGAAAGAGCAGAACTAGAAGATATAGATTTTCATAGACACCAAGAAGGTTGGTGGTTTGGGTTTGAACAAGAGTATGTTTTAATGAAAGACGGTAAACCACTAGGATTCCCAAAAGAAGGGTATCCAGAACCACAAGGAAAATATTATTGTGGTGTTGGTACAGATAGAGTTATTGGTAGAGAAATTGTAGAACAACATTTAGATGCTTGTATGAATATTGGATTAGATATTACAGGTGTTAACGCGGAGGTAATGTTAGGTCAATGGGAGTACCAACTATTTGGTAAAGGAGCTCTAAAGGTTTCTGATGATTTATGGGTTAGTAGGTATCTTTTATATAGAATTACTGAAAATCATGGAGTGACAGTAGACCTACACCCAAAACCAGTAGTTGGTGACTGGAACGGTTCAGGAATGCATGTAAACTTCTCAACTAAAGAAATGAGAGAGGTTGGTGGTAAAGATTTAATCGAAGGTATTTGTGATACTTTATCTTTTTATCATGAAGAACACATTAATAATTATGGTAGTGATAATGAGAAAAGATTAACAGGTTTACACGAAACACAATCTATAAATAAATTTAGTTATGGTGTGTCAGACAGAGGTGCTAGTATTAGAATTCCAGTATCTACGGTTAAAAATAATTGGAAAGGTTACGTAGAAGATAGAAGGCCAGCAAGTAATGGTGACCCATACAAAATCACTAAGAGATTACTAGAAACTTTAAAAACCCAACCAGAATTGGTAGACTAGTTAAAAAATAATTATTATATTTGTGGCATGAAAAGTCCTAATATTAAAAAAGATGCCAATTTTGTACTAAAAGTACTAAATAATCCAAATAATAAAGAAGTTCATAAACCAGCTTTAAAAAAGTTGATAATAAACTTTGAAAATAAGTGGAATGACTTATTAGGACCAGGAGTAGCAGATTTTTATGTTAACCTTTTAAATAAAAAATACAAAAATGCCATATAATATAATAAAAGAAATGATAGACCCTAAAACAGGTAATAAATCTTTTGTCCTACTAACAGACGGACTATCCCAAATATGGGATGTAAAAAGTGAAAAAGAAGCTCATAGAATAGCTACTATGTTGACAGAAAATTCAGATAGTGGTTGGGCTTATAAAGTTAGAAAAACTTGTAATAGTAAATAAAATGTTAAAAAAAAATACACATAAATATAAATTTAATAGGAGAAGAGCTCTAGAATGTAAATTTGTAGAAAAAAGTAAAAATAATCCAGGATACCTGAAGTACTTAGTTACAATAGGTGAAAAAGATGGTACAAAACACACCCAACCAGTATACGGTAAAGATATGCAAGATGCACTAAGTAGACTAATTAACCAAGAGAGAACTGTTAAGGTAGAAAAAAAATTAGAAAATAATACAGGATATATATTTCTAATATGGTTGATAGTGATGGGTGTACCATCATTTTTTGTTGAACACCACACACCGTGGTTTCTAGTATACACGATGGGAACACTGTTAGTATTAATATTAGCCGCAACTTGGTGGTATAATTATATTAAAAAAGGAGAATAATATGTATAGAATAGTAAAAGAAGAAAATAGATTAAGTGGTAAAATACAATACATTATAGAAAAACGTAAAAAGTTTTTATGGATGATATCTTGGACAAGAGATTTAGATTTAGATATACCACAGATAGGACCTGTAGGAGCCTCTACATTAGATGGTGCTAAATACAAACTAGACCAAATAATTGCATGGGATGGTAAAATTCTTAAAAAAACAACAGTTTGATAATGTTAGACCCATTTGAAAAAAACGCAGCCTTTAGACTAGCTTATGAATTTATTGTAAATTCTATGGAAGAAGGTGAGGAATATGAAAATCTTGAATTTGTTAATAAAGACTTACCACACAAAACAATAGATAAACTAATTACTTTCTTTGAAAAAACAGAAGAGTACGAAAAATGCTCAACCCTCCAAAAAATAAAACAAGGAAGACTTTCCGATTATTCCAAATATAACTTGTAATTACTTTATATTTATAGTAGATGACTATGAATATGTTAAACGAACAGGTAAATAAAAGAGTTGTATACGAGGATGATAAATATGAACTCGTATTACCTTATAATATTGCATCTATTTGTTCTATAGCACCCCAATGGTGTAAGGATGAAAAAATTAAAGAAGCTACCGTAAACGCATTTAAAAGTGGTGGGGTAACCTATATAATAATAGAAAAGGATAAAAACAAAGCAGGGATAGTACACGATACCAAAAGTAAAATACCTTTAAGATTTAGTGGAGAATATTCTCTTTTTGACCCACTCAGAGACGCAGCGTTAAATATAAATTGGTACCAGAAAAAAGACACAAAAGAATTCTTTAGTGACAAACCAAAACTAATAGAAAAACTAAACATACCATACTCCCTCAAAGAAAGATTAAAATTTGAAATGCCTTTTACTGAAAAGGAAATGAAATCATATTCAGAAAAAAATGATTTTGCAAAAGCAGTTTATGATGAGATAAGAGGTGAGAAAGGACAAAATTTGGACTGGGAAAAGTTTGAAGGTAACGACAACACTACAGTATCTACAGATAGTTGGTTTTTTGATAATATGAATGACGATGAAATAGGAATCATGCCTGATGGAGAAGGAATTTTAATAATTACTAACGACGAAACTTTTAAAGATAAGTTTTTAGATTTAAGTGAGGATGATGACTGGGCATATAACGCAGCTATGGGTTACCGTGGTTATTATGGTGATTGTGAGGAAATGGATACAGAGGAGTTAAATTATATGAACTCTTATTTAACCCCAGAAAATCGTGGACGATTACAAAATCTTAGAGAGTTAGTAGGCGAACCTAAATTTACAGAAGAGGAATTACGAAACGATGAAGGGACTGTATATGATTTCCTTGAAAAATATTTTCCAGTGGAAGCGGAGAGAATGGGTGATAGTTGGTTAGAAAGTTTAGGTTGTGCAGTTTGGAGAAGTAGAGCAGAAGCTACTAAACAAGAGATAGATGAAGCAAAAATATTTGACTATGATGAAAGAGGAAGAAACACCGAAATGTATATAACATGGAAACAATTATTACAAATTATTGGTACAAACAATGTTGAAAATTTTTCTGATTTAGGTGAAATAGAATTAAATGGTTTACCTTCCTTATATGATGGTTGG